ATGAAGCGTTCCCAGATAAAGCGCCGCCCTCTTGCAGACACCGTGCTTGCTTCGCTAGAACCCGAAGAAAAGGATTATCAGGAAAAGGACAGCAACGGGCTGTATTTTCGCGTGCGCGCTAATGGCTCTAAGTCTTGGAACCTTCGATACAAGCGGCCCGATGGCAAATGGGCGTGGCATGGCATGGGCGCCTTCCCGTCCGTATCCGGCAAGCTGGCACGCAAAAAAGCACAAGAGCTTTTAGACCTGGCTGCCGACGGTCACGACATCAAGGGATACACCGACCGGATACAAGACAAGCCGCTTTTTTCAGAAGCGGCCGAGAACTGGTACCAGCGAAAGCTAGACGCTGGTCGCGCATATGGCACCACTCGCCAGATGCGCCTCTACCTTGATAAAGACATTCTCCCCGCGCTTGGCCACATGCCGCTAGATGAAATTACCCGCCGCCATTGCGCTGATGTCCAGGCGACCTTTGAAAAGCGTGATGCCCACATTATTGCAGGAAAGGTGCGCTCGTGGCTTAGCCAAATCTTTTCGCTAGCCGTGGCGCAAGGCAAGTGCGAAGTAAATCCCGCAAGTGAGCTTCGCCATATTGCCGCAGAGCCGCCCAAGGCCAAGCACTACCCTCATCTATTAGAGCCAGAACTACCTGAATTCCTGCGCGCCCTTCGTCAGTCTAAAAGCCGGGGCATTGTGGTGAAGGCGGTATGGATCATTCTTTATACTGCCTCGCGCCCGGGCATGGTTAGGCACATGGAATGGTCGGAGGTTGATACTGAAAACGGCGTCTGGACTATCCCCGCAGAAAAGATGAAGGCGCGGCGCGATCACTTGGTGCCACTTCCACGCCAGGTTACCAATCTGCTGAATGAAGTGCATGAGGTGACCGGTCGCCAGCGCTGGGTATTCCCTGGTCAAGGCGCCGTGAATACGATCATGAGCGACGCCACCTTTAATAAGGTAATCAAGCTGGTGGGGTATAAAGACAGGATGGTGGGGCATGGGTCGCGGCATACGGCGTCAACGTTGTTGCGCGAACACGGCTGGAATCGAGACTATGTAGAGGCTCAACTAGCTCATAAGGAGGCGGGGCTGGCAGGTGTTTATAACCAGGCAGCGTACTTCACTCAGCGTCAGGTAATGATGCAATGGTACTGCGACTATCTTGATGCCCTAGCAGATGGCATGAGCGAGGAAAGCAGGCAGTCATTCAATGACCAGGTGATGGCCTAGCCCTCCCCTGCTATCCTGAAAAAAATTATCAGGAGCTAGCTAGAGCATGGAAACCCCCGCTGAATACTTCCGCCGCAAGCTAACCGATGAGGAGCTCATAACCCACCTGCGTGATCGACCAAGCCACCGCGTTTGTCGTGAAGCAGCAGCGCGGCTTGAGGAGCTAACCGGCATCACCGTGCCGAAGCCGCCGTTCATTGAGCGCCTGGATGATCTAGCCGATGAGCGACGAAACAGACGCCAGTAGATACCGCGCAACGCTTTGGCGGAAAGCGCTTGAACGTCGCGGCTGGAAGAACCTTCGCAAAGGCTTCCCGGGTAGCTGTGTGATCGAGTATCACGTCTTGTATCGTGGCTATCTATATAGTGGCAGGTGTCAGGTAAATGGGCTGGATAGTGGTGACGTGCAGACGCCAGGTACTACCCTTTTTTTGTTGCGTCGCACTGATATGATTCTGGAAGGAGTGTGGCGCAGGGCGCGTGATCAAGGTGCTGAGACGGGCAGGACGGCGAGAAGGTTTAAGCCTTGATTGAAGCCAGCGTCATAATTAGGCCCTCGCAGTCATCTTTAGCGGCATATATATTAAATTAAACAATGCTGGAGCGCTCCATGGAACTAGGTAGTCTTTTAGGTATTGCTGTAACTTTACTTATGTTTGGCGGCCTAGCAATGACCCAGCTAAATGGTGGCATCGGCATGTGGCTGGCCGTTAGCTGGGTCGGCATCCCTGCCTTTTTTCTGGTGGCTGGCCTGCTGGTCAACCACCATTCCCTCCTGTTTGGCTTAGCTATCGCCATGGGTATTTATGGCTTTAGGCGTCGTTAGCCAGGCGCCGTTGCTCCACCTCCCTTCCTAGCGCCTCGGTGATTCGGTTACGCACAGTGCGAAGCCTCTCCAGCTCACGGCGCTTGTAATCAGGATCCATCTCTTCACTTTGACGCACTTGATCCATCCGCTTGTTAATGTCGGATAGGTCGCCGCGCGCATCCTGCAGCTGTTTACGCAGCCGGAGCAAGTCGCCCTTGTTCTGAGCAAGTTCCCTCGCCTCTTCGATTGCCCCCATTTCCTCCATTTTCCGCAAGTCAGAATAAACCCGGTCGGCTTCCTTCAGGCCTTCATAAAACACGTCCATGTAGCGAGTCGAATATGCAGGCGTCTCCAGGTTACGATAGAAACGACGGATAGGGCGCGACTCTGTCCAGCGACTGCTAGGCGCTTTCTGCCCATTGGCACGACGCCAAAAAGTGTCAGCGATTCCAGATGCGTATCCGCCGACACTTCCCAAATAGCCATTTACCAAGTAGTCAATTTGCAGCGGCGACAGCGCGAGCATGCTGTCATTGCCAACAACGCTTTCAAGACTTCCCGACATCCAGCGTGCAGGCATAGTGGTGCTGGAGCGAAAGCGCAGACTGGGCGAAAGCTGCTGATCCCAGTACGGCTCAATCGGCCGATCACGGAAGGGGTCGCGGTTCGCATAGATATCCAGCAGCGGCGCGGCAGCTTGCGGTACCGGGCTGAAACTGAACGTTTGGCTAATCATGTGCCATAGCCGCTCCTTAAATAGGTCTCCGCCAGCCGTGTCGTCAATGAACTGCTGCGTTACGCGCTCGGCCATGGTGGAAATGGCACCCACTTCAAACGGCTTAGGAATGAAGTAAACGTCATCGCCGTTGCGAATGTACCAGTACGTGTCCTTCTGCCATTCAGGCAGTGCCTGATAGTCCTCGTCATCGTTGTTGTGCATCAGTAGGCCGATAGACGCCACCATCAGCGCACCGGTCACAATAGAGAAGCGCTTGGCGCGCACCTTGTCCGAATCGTCGCCTTTACCAAAAGCGGTTAGTAACGTCGGTTTAAAACCGTCACGGTATAACTTATCCAAGCCCTGAATACGCGCGTTGAGGAACGGCACCGTATCAATTAGAAACCGCGTCATAAACCAGCTGCCGTGATTCGAGAAGTCCATCAGGTCTCGAGACTGGAAAGCGGCGTACAGCTTCCCTCTATCAAGATTGGCTTGATAGACCTTGGCGCGGTTAATGTTCTCTGCAAACTCGGTAGCCTCATTCCAACGCCGCCATAGGAACTTGCCGGCCTGGAGCGCGGCGCCAGGATCGTTAATCACCTTGGCGCGCCGAAGGTTGCGGTTAAGCTGAGCCTTAAGCTCGTCGCTGCGGTCGCCGTAAAGGTGGCCGAAGTTAAAGGAGCCGCCGCTGGCAATCATCTGTGCTCTGTTGCGCTTATTGGCGTAATACCCAGCGCCACGCACCGCGTTCCATAGTGGGTTCAAGCCCGCGGGCGTCACTGCGGCGGATTGCAGAGAATCTCGAATGGTGTTCGCTGCCACAAACTCGGGCGTGACAGTGACCATGTTAGTCAGCAGCCGCTTAAACCAGCGCATTGCCTTCAGGCCTGAGCTATCCATTACTGCCTTCATGCCTGCGTCAGTCATGTTAACCAGTGCTTTATAAACCAAATCATCGCTGATTTCGTAAAACACTTGCTTGCCGTCGCGAAGAATAAAGGTAGAGGTCTTTGGATCGCGTTTCGCCTCGCTTACCTCGCCAGCAATCCCGACCGCTTGGGCGTTTTCAATCGCCTGTATGGCCGCTTGGTTTTTCAACGAAGCCGATAGCAGGTGGTGATAATTCATCAGCGTGTTTTCCAGCAGGTCGCCGATGCGCATATCTGCACCTTTTAGCCGCTGGTAGGCACGCTGACGAGTGAGGCCTGCCGTAGATGCTGGGCCCTGGACATCATGCGTGTTCTCATCCAGCACGCGATAGAAAGGCACATAGAACTCTTCGGCCCATATTTCGCGCTGGTCGCGAGTGAGCGACTCCCATTCCTGCATTATGTTGTCGAGCTGCTGTTCAGGCGTATTGAGCGTGTCAGGCTGCGCCGTGTCGTTAACATGACTATCGAGCCACTGCTCTAGCTCCTGCTGTGCCTGCGCATAAATAGCCTGCGCGCTGTCCAGCATGTCGCCATCGGCATCATTGCGTAGAGACGCGTCTGCGCGCTTCAGCTTGTTGATCAAGGTATCAGGGGCGCCGTACTGACGCGCAATCGCTAGCGCCGCCTCAGGCTCGCTCATCGCTTTACGCAGCAAGCCTGACTGCTCAGCAATGCTCAGAACGTCGTCACGAATTGCCTGGAATTCCTCGAATACTCGAGGGTAGAGTGTGCGGCGCGCTTCGCCGTTTTTAGCACGGCCATTGTTGAGCTCCATCAAGCCGCGAATATGGCGCTCTTCAAAATAGTTTTCACGTCCTTGCTCGCGCAGCTTCTCGGCACGGTTGCCCGCTATCCAGCCCATAAACCGGCTCACCTCAGCAGAATCGCCCAGCTGGGCAAGCACTTCGTGCAGGCTATTTTTTTCACCCTCTTGCAGCTCTATCACCTTTTGCTCTGGATCGAGGCGAATGCGGCCGTTATGGATGAGCGTGTGCAATGCGCCTTGCGCTGCCGGTGCCATTCGAGCCAGCACCCAGCTTGATGAGGCTGTGCTGGATTCAATAAAGTCTCGCCCCAGCGCCTTTTCATCCAGCTCTTTCAGAGCGGCGTACTTATCTACCAAGCCTGCGCGAAGCTTAACCGCGGCGCGGTCCCAGATTTCTCGAACCTTCACCATGGCCGAGCCTGTCGCGCCCAGCGGCCCGATCATGTCCAGCGCCTCAGCCTGGTCGGCATCTAAGTCGGGGAACTCATCTGACACACGGCTTTGGTCGATTCGCCGACGCATAGCAAACGTCATATTGTCAGCGTTGCCCTGGTCTGTTTCCGCCTGCAGTCGGCGCAAGTAGTCGCGCGACCTCTCCCCGAGCTCCAACACATCGGTAGTTGTCCAGGGGATCGCTGGGAAAAGACGGCGTAGCAGCGCTTTGATTTTGGCAACGGCGCGCTGCCATGCTGCTGGCCTGTGCCCTTTCTCGATTAAGTGGGCCACCATTTCCTCAGCAATGGTGACCTGATCATCTGGATTATTGCGGTCAAGAAAAGGGTAGTCACGCAACACTTCATCACGCGCTTGACGGCCAATCTTGCTATGCGGCAGGCGGTTATAAAGCTGACGCATGACCGGCGTCAGCTCTTCGCCCAGTACACCGCGAATCCCTTTATGGCCAACAGCTTCATGGATAGCAGTCTTGACGGCCTGGTCTACGTTGTCGTTATTTGCAGCGATAACGTAGAGGCGATTCCCTTCATAGAAGCCGCGCACGTCGAGCGGGTTGACGCCATTCAGCGCCATTTTAAGCAACGACATTGGTGGTAGGTCGGTAGTACTACCCACCACTTCGAAGTCGCCCAGCTGCTCGCTCATCCCCTCAAGCGCTGCCACTACATCGCCAGCCGCTGGAGGCGTCTCTGGTCGATCAGACTGAGGATTAACTGCATATCGCTGGCCAAGAGAAGAGTCGCTAGCAGCATCAATAAAGGCCTGACGCTGCTCGGCGCTCTCAAACTGAAAGCCAGGAATGGCGCCGTCACGCTTATAGCTCGACCAATAGCCACCGTTTGCTTTGGCCAGGTCGCGCAGGGCGTTAAAGGCGTCGCGCTCCACTCGCCCATTCATCTTGGCAACAAATAACTCAATGCCTTTTTTGGCGTGCGTAGTTTGCGCTGTTTCAAACCCCGCGCCCTGTTCCGCTAGCTCTGCAGCAGCTGTATCCACTTGCGCGTCGGTTGGCGGAGCTGGACGGTCGCGCCCAATATCAACGCCTTCGATGCGATCAAACAGGTCGTTAATAGTATCGGCATCACTCAGGTCGATTAAGCGACTAGGCGCGCCACCTTGCTCATCGGCGCGCTTATCGAGTATGACGATGCGTGTGGCCACGCTGGTCGCTGCGCGCTCAAAGGTCGAAGCAGGCAGCTTGATGTCAGCGGCCATGCTGACGCCGTCCGTCTCCTCCAGCCACTTATCAAAGCGCTTATCGGCGGCTGGCCCCGTAGGGATCAACGCCACCACGCGACCACCTTGGCGAAGGTGTGTCTGAAATGCGCGATCAAGATGCGCAATTGCCGTTGTGCCGCCAAGCCCAAACGGCGGATTCATCACAATGCTGTCGTACTTGTTTGACTTAGCTAAATCTTCAAACGTGGTCTCGTACACCCGGGCATCGCCAGCGGCCAGCCGAAGGCGAGACGCGAGCTCATAAGAAGGCTCTACTAAGTGAGTTTGCGCGGTTTCCGGTATCCAGCGCGCTATAGCGCCATGCCCTGCGCTCGGTTCCAGCACATCATCACCCGCACGAATGCCAGCCCACTCCACCATTTTGAGACCGACTGGCTCGGGCGTTGCAAAGTAATCCTTACCTTCGCGGGATTTGTTGCGAGCGTTACGTTTTTGCTGGCCATAATAAAAAGACTTGGATCGATCGAAGTCGGTCATTTCGGAAGCGGTACGGTCGCTGTTTTTGCCGCCTGTCCCTTCGCCTTCCATGCCAGCAGGATAATTGTCGGCATCTTGGTAGGCTTCGATAATGTTGTCTTTCAGCGCGCGCGCCAAGTTACCCATCGCTAGGTTTTCAGCGGTACCAGCGCGCTCTGCCAACTTACTGGCCACCATGGAGCGCTCCATGGAAAGGCCAGTGCTCATATAGCGCATAATGGCATCCGACTGAACGCCAACACGATAGATGCGCCCTTCGATCTGGATAGCCGCCGTAGGCTTCACCGGGAGCCCAAGGTTTAATAGCACTCGCTGGTGTTTGCCAGCGGTATCGTGGAGAGAGATGCCTGCACCGCCCGCATCGGACTGCACCGCAATGACATCAACACCGCTACCATCTCGGTTGAACCGTTCAACGTTTTTGGCGCGCTCAGCCTTACCAATTGTGCCGTTAAACTCTACCAGCCTATCGCCAAACGCTTTGCTCAGCGCATCGCGAGGAGAAGGCAGGCCAGACAGGTCGAGGTTATAGAGGTCGGGGCGCTCTGCCTTGAAGCGTTTAAAAATACTGGAGTCGCCCTCGCCTGCCATAGGTCGGAAAGGATGAAAGCCACCGCCTTGGTTGTAGTCGTGGAATACCACGACTTTGCGGCCCTGCTTTAAGTGCTGCTCAATGTAAGGGATTGCATGCTTGGCTTTGATGGACTCCAGTAGGTAGGCGCGATTGAGATAGCTGAAGCGCTTGCTGATTCGCTCGGAGAGCTCGTCCCAGGCAGACGCTTCCGCTTGAGCGGCGTCATCGCCTTCCCGCGCCTTATCACGCGCGGTGCGGGCGCGATCTTGCAGCCACTCAAGGCCTTCATCAATGCGGGTACCGATACCGTCGGCCACCAGCTGGAAGCGGCGATCATAGTCCTGATCTACCTCTAGCATCCGTGCGCGCATAGCGCCTTCACGCTTCAGCTTTTCGTTAAACTCGCGCTCCATCAAGCCAATATCAACCTCTGCCCCAGGTGCGTTTAACTTGTTGTAGCGCATCTGGTAGCCAAAGTTCTGCATGAAGAAGCTTTCGCGAGCGTCGCCTTCGTTATAGCCGCGAACACGCTCTTGCTCTGGCTGGCCTTCGGCATAGTCAAACAAATAGCCGTTAGCCCACTCTACCGATTTGCGATAGGCAAACGGTGTCGCTGATAGGAAGGCGGCGCGCGTGCCGCGTGCCTCCCATTTCTGCGCCTGGGAATCTTCAATCTCGCGGGCCAGTTGAGCCAGCTCATCGGATGCTTTTTTACGTGCCTCTGATAGCTGCGCCTCTCTGTTGGCATCTTCACCCCGACCGCTGTCGCGAGCCTGCACGCGGGCAGCCTCTGACTGCGCTCTCAGCGTTTCTAGCTGCTCAACCAAATCAGGGCGCTGCATTTCGGCTAAGCGCCGCGATGATCCAGGGTAGCCAGTGAGCGCGCGCAGCGTAGCGAGCGCGCCGGTCTCTTGGAATTCGTCGCGCTGCAGCAGGTTGTGGGCCTCGTCGGCCATGATCAAATCCCACTCACGCTCAGCCAGGCTATTGTTCTGCCTGAAGTTGGCATAAGTGGTAATGACAGCCCCTTCACCGCCATTATCGCGCGTATCACGCAACTGCTGAATGTTGAGGTCGACGTTTTCGCCGGCGGCCATCCAGTCGCGCGCGATTTTATCGCTAGGCACCACGATCAGGATATTGGAGCGGCCCATTAGCGCGTAGCGCTTGGCAATGCCTAGGCCAGAATAGGTCTTGCCGGTACCGGTGCCGTTGGCAAACAATACGCCACGCCCATTGGCCTCAAAGAAGCGGCGTTCTGCAAAAGCAACATCTTCTTGCTGAACCTTGAGGAGCTGCGGCACCGTCTCGGCAATGCTGTCCAGCGATGCAGGGACCACATCGCTTTCAGAGACAGCCTTAGGCGCTGACTGGCTTACTGCATTGAGAGTCTTTTGAGCATGTCGTGTAACTGCTCGGCTTGCTCGGGCGTCAGTCGGTGCTCTTCCGTCATTACCATTGTCGCTTCGTCCGGCGTTGTTACGTCCGGCAGGCTCGCTCTTAGCGCCATACTCCCCGTTTGCTCGATGAACGCGGTTATTGCTTCCTGCTCTGCCAGTACGGGCGCTATCTTCAGATACGCCAGTGCGACCGGATCGGCCACTCCGCTCGCTTCCAGCGCCTTCGTCTGCTCCTCCATCGCCTCGTTGAGCTCGTCCTGATTCATCGCGAACAGCGTCTCTGCCCACGTTGTTTTCAGCGGCTGGGATTCCAGTATCTGATTCAGCACGCTGGCCGGTACTTGGTACATCGGCGTCGCCCTCATTGGTTAATGCGTTAAGCGCCTGGCGCACTGCGCTAGGATCATCCATACCTTCAATGTCCAGGCCGCTATCTTCCATCATGTCGCGGCCACCATTGTACCAAGCGCGTAGGTAGGGGCGTATTTGCTCTACGTTGGTGCCTAAATCGCGGGCCATGGTGCGAGCAAAGTCATTAAAGCGGCGTGCACCTGCCTCCAGGTGAAAGGCTGCCAGCTCGGTACCCAGCGACAGCATTTCGGGATCAATGCCGCTATTAAGCTGGCCTAGCTTGGCGCGTAACCGTTCACGAATCTCGTCGGCGCGGTCACGACTGACCAGGGTATTGCTATCACCCCAGCTGCTTTGCGGCTGCGCCGCCTCCTCAGGCGCAGCTTTACTCGCCACGTCGGCGAGCGCCGCATTGGCTCTACGGTAAGCTCCTACCCACTCCCCTTGGCTTATGACGGTGGAGCTGCTGGTTTCTACATTGGTGACATCCAGGCTTCCGTCTTTACCGATAGAATTAACTTTATAGGCACTGCCAGCCCGGGCGTACCCTACATCTTGATTCAGGGTTATGTTGTCGCCAGCCATGGCGCCGCCAAACGCATCACTGGAGCGCTGCTGGCGAGGCGTCAGCTCTGCGGGTTTTCGCGGTTTGCGGGGCTTGGGCGTAGCGGCTGGCGGGGCAGGCTGAGACCCGAAAATATCATTTTGCCCGCGCGACTCAGCGATATCGTTTGGTCGGTTGCTGCCACTTAATACAAAGTCATCGGCGTCACGGTCTGCCTGGGCGCGCTGCTCTTGCTCGCGAATATTGGCCTGGTCATCGGCCTCAGATTCTTGGCGCGCACGCTCTTGCTCAGCAAGCTCGGCTTCGGTGTACGTGTTTAACAATGGCTCCGGCTCGGACTGCTCGCTGACACTAAAGCCCCAACCACCATCTACTTCAACGGGCTGGGCGTTAGGTGTGTCTCGGAATCGCTTGGATAGCTCGACTGCACGGCGAGTCTGGAAAGGCGTGCCATCGGACTTAAGGGTTACGCCTGCTTGTTGCTGCCCTGCGTCATCGCCCACTCGTTGTTGGCGTGCACCCGCTGCTCGTGAGTCGTTTCCCCCAGGTACTTGTCCACTTCTTCCAGTGTCTTGCCCTGCTTGATCAGCCGGTCGGCGGCTAGGTGCTGGTGTACGTGGTTGTTGCGTTGCTGCTGTGTCAGGGCCATTAAGCAATGCCTCCTTGAGCTCACGGGTCACGCTGGCGAGGGTCTCGCCCTCTTTCACGCGCCGCGCGGCATCGTTAATCTGCTGGTTAATTTCAGGCGTGGTAGTCGCTCGCTCCAACAGCGCGACGGCTTCGGCAGAGGCATCTTGCAGCGCGTCGTTGCGCTCCTTGGCAATGCGATTACCAGCCTGCTCGGCAGTCTGAGCGTTATCATTAAGCGTAGCGAATAAGCGACGGTCGCGCACTAGCGTTTGGCGCAAGTTATCCATCACGCGCACACGCTCGCCGATTAATGATTCAGCTGGATCGTCACCAAACAAACCACCCTGCTCGCCTTGGCTCTCAGCAAATCCTGCCTGGCGTACCTCGTTTGCCAGGAGCTCGCGCTGATTGTCGTTGGTCGGCTTCACGCGCTGGAATACGTCGATAGCGGCCATTTGCTGGTCGGGATCATCAAACGCACGACCAATGGTAGCGCCGTCTTTCTCTGGCACGACGCCGTTAAGCACTGCACCAAACGGCTCATTGGCCAGCTTGGCAATGTCGATGCCGTCGCGCACGACAGGCGACTTGCGCGGTAGGTCAAAACGATTTATTGCTTCGGAAGGCTTGGCATCGGTGTTGCGGAACACCTTTGCGGCATCAATTGCCGTAGCGCTACCTGCTGCGATGTTGGCAGTGGCCGCTTCTATGCGGGCATCTTCAACGGTCACTCCGTCTGCTTCGCGTAATACGAGCGCGTTAACATCGGGCTGCTCAAGCTTGCGCGCAAGGTTAATGCGGTGGTGCCCATCGGCAGCGTACAGCGTGCCGTCGAGGCGCTCGTGAAGCACTAAGTTGCCCGCACGCAGGTCATCCCATTTCTCGACACCTTCTAACCTAGAGTCAACGCCGTCTTGGTTGACGTTGGTGCGGAACTGGTAGGCTTCTGGGTCAACCTGAATATCAGCCACCGGCACACGCTTAGGCGTTATTCGGTCGGGGTTTTCTGACGGTTGGTCGGGCGCACGAGCGGGAGTCGACTCTACCGCCGCCTCCTTATCGGTTGCAGGCACGCTCCCGAAAGGTAATTCCATCGCCCCTTCACTAACCCACTGTTTCAGGTTATCAACGGGCGTTTCAGAAATATCGCCCAAGCCTTGCCAGCCATCCTCGTAATTATCTAAATAGCCTTTACGCGCCTGCTCTAAAGAATCAAAGCCAAGTAACACCTTGTGCTCATCAAAACTGCCATCAGGATTGATTTGATCGACAACGTAAGCACGCTGTGAGCTGGGGTTATCACCTACAAAAACATCTAGATTGTCGCCGTCTGCCGCCTTCGTGCCTTTAATATCGCCATAGTGGTGCGCCATATTGCTTTCCCACTCGGTACCATCTGGCGCGGTGCCGCGACGCGTCGAGCCTTTTGGGTTCTCGATGGCAATATCAAAGCCGTTTAGCCTTACGCGCCCCTTTCGGTAGTTACCGGCCTCTGCTTGAGCGGGGGTAGGCTCGGTATTTGTCTCGCTAGCAGCTTTTTCAATTTGGGTAACCGATTCCTGCAGCTGTAAGCCATTCGCTTGCGCTGCGTCATCACCATTAATCTTAATAGTGGTATCGGGGAGATAAGCATTAGGGTCGTAATCGGCAATACCGTCTTGAGCCGCCTGCTCACGCCACGCATCCTCCCAGCTTTGCTGCGCCTGACGCTGCCCTTCCATATCTAGGCCAGATGCTTGCATGCTTACATCGGGGGCTGTCTCTGCTTCCTGAGGCGTGTCCTGGCTTGGCTGCGCGTCGTATTGCTCCCTGATCGCAGCAATGTCCTCGGGCGTCCGCTCTCTCACCGCATCTGCAGGGGTGCGTTCGGGCGTTGCATTTCGGCCTCCCCCGGCAGCACCTGCAAGACCAAGCCCGCCGCCAAACATACCGCCTAGCGCGGCATCGCCAAACGTACCTTCGCTAATATCTTGGTTGCCACCAACTGAGCGGTTGGTATTGGCGCGGGCCATCATCGTTTCGCTGACTTCTTGCAGCGCCTCGGCAGGGGCTTGGAGTCCGACGCTGTCCACTGCACGGCCTACCATTCCGCCGCCAATGGCCCGCTGCATAGGGCCAAGCACATAGCTTGTGACTGCGCCGCCAGCCGCGCCCACCGGAGCGCCCCCTAGAAATGCTGCCGCGCCTGCTGTTTTGGCGGTCTGCTGCTGCGCATCTTCATGGCCCATTCCTTGCTCGCGCAGGTCGCCGTAAAGGGTAGAGGCTTCGCTTAACTGCGCCTCATCCATGCCCATCACGCGCTCTTCAGCTTCGCTTGCCTGCGAGCCACCCGCTTGCGTGCCGCCCATGAGCGTCATCGCCACCGCGACGCGCTGCGGCGTACCGGCCAGCATAGTGGCTGCTTGTGGTGCAAACTGGCCAATGAGCCCAGCCATTTGCGCGGCATAGCCCGTTGCACTCGGGTCATCACCGAATGACCAGGTGCTTGGCTTGAATAGGTCACCATCAGGGGTGCTGTTCTTCATTGTTTCGCGGAAAGCCTCGGTCTGGCTGGCATCAATCTGTTCAGACCCTTTCTGCATCCATCCTTCAAACGCCTGAAAGGCGTCACTGGGCGCCATGTTACCAAGCGCTGCATCGCCTTTATCAACTAGGTCGCCCAGACCCAGCTTACGCAGGCCAGACTCGACCAGTTCGCCACCCCAAGAAAGAAAGTCACCCGCACCGCCTACCGCAAAACCGGTACCGCTTACGCCCCCTTCTAAGGCCTCGCGACCAAAGTCGCTGGCACGAATGCCGTCAGGTTTAGGATCGGCTTGTTGAGACGGCTGCTCTGGTTCTGGTGCGCGCTCCATCTCTAGGCCAGAAGGCACTGCCGATTGTGTCGCCTGCTCGGCAGGCTGACTCTTGTCTGTCGGCGCTTCTTGGCTGGCATAGCGCTCCCACGGTTTTGACGGTGTGGTAGTAGCGGCTGGTTGCTGCTGGCTTTGCTGGTACTTTTCCCAAGGTGCCGCCATTAGCGCGCCCTCCAGTTGTCCGGGTTGGCGGGATCGCCGCCTAAAAATTCGTAGCCGTCTTCTACGGCACCAACCTCTGGGCCACCTGCGCTAGGCTCGGGCGAGGGCTGCGCCTGCTCTGGTCGGTCAAACGCTTGGCGAGATGCGGCGTCAAGCTCTTGGGCTAGCTGCTCGCGCCGAGACTGAAGCTGTGTTCTTTCTTCTTCAGAAAGGGAGTAGGAATCAAGGCGCTCATCCACACGGTTGATTTCATCGCTCATAAAGTCGATGTACTTGGTGTCGGTTTGCTGTCCTTGTCCTGCTCGCGCACGCACGGCTTCATAGGCTTCGGCAAACGTGGGGTAAACTTCACGATTCACCAACTCCTGAGCTTCTTGGATACGGCTAGGTGCGCGGCCGCTGCTGCCTCTTGCTTGCGGCGCCCTGCCAATCACCTGCTTAGTTTCACCGGTTTTGGTATTGCGCTGAAGGATCGACCCGCCCGGGCCTTCTACCTGCTCCCACTGCTCGTTGCTGTCGCCACGCAGCAGGCTTAGCACTTGAGTAGCGCGCTGTTGTGCCTCAGGAGAGCGCATCGTATTACGTAGCATGCGCATGCCCTGCACCTGCTCCACCAGCTTCTCAACGGACACATACTTCACTAGGTCATCGTCAGCGGTGCCGCGGCCTTCGGTCATCGGCGCTCGATAGCTACTGCCATCTTCGCCGGTTACCTCCAGCTCGAGCACAACGTTTTCACCGTCGGGCGCTGGGTACATGCCGACCACGCGCTTTTGCCCGCCTTCGCCGCGGTTGATCTCGGCGCCAAACATCTGATTGAGCGCGTCCAGGCTTTCCGGGTCGTTGGCATCCACGGAGGTGTCTGGATCAATGATCGACATTGCCTGGTTAATTGAGTTATCGGTTTCGGGATCAAGCGCTGACCAGAACTTGGGATATTTGCGCAGGGTTTCTAGCTCGTCTTCACCAACCTCCATGCCAGATCCAATCTTCCCCAACGTAAACTGAATGTTTTCCATGTCGCGCTGCCGGGTCACGTCTTCCTGCTGGGCGCTAAACTGTTCGCGCTGCATGTCCATGCGCTCTTGCTGCATGCCCATTTGCTGGTCGGCGCGTTCATCGGCACGTTGGCCGCGCTGATACTGGTTCATTAATCCAAACCCTTGCGCGAAGCCGCTCGCCAAACCGCGAGTATCAAGTCCTGCCATGGTCGTCTCCTAGAAAATAGAGCTGGCCAAAAAGCCAACGCCTGCGCCAATCGCAGCGCCTACTGGCCCACCGGCCATCATGCCGATGCCTGCGCCGGTGCCGACGGCGCTCATCTTTTGCGTTCGCTCGGCTTGCTCCATCTGATCTTCGGCTTGCTTCGCTTGCCGCTGCTGGCCAGCGAGATCACTTAGCCCTTGCATGGCCTCGCCTTCCATCTGCTGACGCAGCCCTAGTAATCCATAGCTCATTGGTTCATCACCTGGTCGGGGATATTGGAGAGGCCCATGCCACCTGCAAGGATTGCGTCTTGCCGATCTTGGGCTGAGATACGCGCTTCATTGCCTGCGCTCACCATGGAAGCGCTGCGCTCGATGTTGGTACGGCGTTCTTCTGCGGCTTTCTGTTGAGGCGTTTGGGTGACGCCATACGATTGCCGCTGCTGATCAAGGCCTAGTTGGCTGCTGTCATATGCCAGGCCGACCGCGTTGCTCGCATTCGTAGCCGCAAGGCCTGGAGCGTTGTTGTCTTGGGCAACATCGGCGAGCTCATCAACGTAAGGAGAAAACCGATTAAGCCAGTCGTTCCACTGAGCGCGGTTAAGCTGGCCGAGCAATTCAGAAGCGCCTTGGTTGCCGCGCATAGCTTGATCAGGGTCTACGCGCTGCTGAGCAACTTCAGAGGGCGCGTAGTTGATTTGTCCTAGCGTGGGTTGATATTGCATTGCTCTACACCCCGCCCGTAGCTGCTTGGTTATAGAGATTCAGCCCTTGAGGCTGGCTAGGCTGATTCATATAGCTAGCGGTACCGGCACCGGCGACCTGGCCAAGCAACTGCAGGTTTGCACTCTTGCGGTTAAAGCGGTTGGCGGCGGTCTGTCGTGCGTCTTGCGCTGACTGCGCAGCAACACCGGAAAGCCCTGCCTGTGCCTGCCCGCTCTCCCCCTGGCCGATGGCCACGATGTTTTGCAGCCCCTGAATCTGCTGATTCTCCTGCTCGAATTGAGCGCGGCCCAAGGTTTCACCACCGGCACTGGCACCGCCGAGGGCAATATCGCTCATAGCCGTTTGAAACCGCCCGCTGGAAGGATCTATACCTGCTTGCCCTAACTGCATGCCCGCTTGCTCGCTAGCATCGCTGACTGCTTGCTGCTGACTTTGCAGCGTGCGGCCCGCGATATAGCTCATGTTGGCGTCGCTGGTCATATCGCCCACGGATTCCATGTAAGCGTTTTCCAGCGGGGCCAGCCGCTCTTGTGCGTAGTTCCATTTTTCTGCCGCCACTTGAGCAAGCTGCCGCTGCTCGGGCGTGTCTTTCACTTTGTTGTCGCCACCACCGCCGCCGCTCATGCGCTGCGCTCCTCTGTCATGGGAATGTCGTTGCGCTCAACGCCGGTGAGATAGTCTTGCAGCGAGTCTTCGTGGAAATGATCTCGAATCGAAAGGCTGACTTGGCTCATCCACTCATAACCACCGATCAGGTAGGCGCACTGCGTCACCAAGCCTGTCAGCTGGTCACGGAGTACAAAGGCTAGGGTTTTGTAGTGGTAGCTGCCTGAACGCTCTAGGCACGTGCTATCTCGCCAGTCCTGTAATGCGCTGGCCATGAGTGGGCGAAGGTAGGGTTCATGTTGGCGGTAGAACGGATTAGCTGGCAGCTCGATCAGCGTCTCCCAGAACGTGCGAATCAGCACGCCATCAGACACCGGCTTATCTTTGTCGATTAGGTCATCAAGGGTTTGGGAGATACGAAACAGCATCTCGCAAAAGCTTGCGGCCGCTTCGTTGTTCTGCAATACGCTACGCAAAAACGTAGCTTCATTCTGACGGGGCATAGCGCACCTCACGGTGGGCGAATTAAAGGGTTATTGTAGCAGGGTTAGTTGGTGCTTGAACGCTTTTGCCACCTGGTGCATCGCCGCTGGAGTATCTGCGTTTCGCACGGCGGCCTTGGCTTTAATCCGATGAACCTCCACTGTGTGGGCATGCTCTTCCCACGCCTCTCGCTCTTTAATAACAGCGGTGGCCACACTGGAAACCTCGACGCCAGTCGCTTCCGCCTCTGCCTCAATCAGTGCGCCACTACCCTGAATGGCTTCGGTCAATTTGCGCTGGTAGACCGCTTCTTGAGCAGGATCTATCTTGCGAGCCTCGGCTGCGGCTACATCAATCAAAGACAGGTAGCGAGCTTCGGCATCGGCGCGGCTCTTGAACGTGTTTGCGTTAAGCGTCGCCAACGGCCACCTCCACCACTTGGCTTAAGTAATCTATGCGTCCCCCCAGCTCTATTGAGTAGGCACCTGGCACATCAAATATCACCACAAGCGGCGTGCTATCAGTCATCACCTGCATATTGTTAGCGGTCACTGTTAAGTCTTCCGGCAGCCCGTCAATGGTTACAGCAAGCCCGTCGACTGATACTTTGAACTCAAGCTCACTTTTGGCTAAAACAGCATCTGTCTGAGTATCGACATAGTGGGTGTCGTCGGCAATATCTTCGCCGTCCGGCACTTTTATATAGCGTGCGCCGCCCGTGATAACTTGAGCGATCTCACCATTGTATTTAGCGACAACGTACGTAGGCATTAGTTATCCTTCAGAGTTAGCGAGCTGATAATTCGGTGGGAAATTTGGAACTGTAGGCCGGGCTCGTTTCCTGATCCTCCCCGTAAAAATAAGGTGAAATACCGCTGCCCACTGACGGCGGGCCTTTCAAGAATGAATGTTATAGCCTGTCGAGTGTAAGCAAACCGCTCTGTGTCGGTAGCGCGTAGTATCTCAGTGCTGTATCGCGTAACGCCGTCTTCTTCAAGCTTGGCGTAAACTGGAAAGCTGCCATCGACGTTAACCAGGACTCTAAACGAGCAAGTTACTTGTATGGGGCCAGGAGACTCAGGAAGATATAATGACTGGACTTCTTTCCAGTTATTCCAGCCGCCAACATCGTTACTACCGCCCGCCGCACCTAAGACAATCGTGGATGCCGTATAGGCAGACGCAGGGATGGTTATAGCCTGCCCTTTGATCTGCAAAGTATCGACGTAGGCGTCACCGGTGAAGATTTTGTTGCCGTCTATGCGCGTGGACGTCGGTCGCGTCCAGTCATTGACCCTGAGGTTAGCTGCGTTAGCTCGCTGTAGAACTATCGGCGCCGTAGAACCCGCCAAATCCTCATATGCGATAGCATTCTTTGTCGCCAGCGCGCCGACGCCCGACACATTGCCGATGTTTACTACGCCATTGAATTGCCCTTGGTTAAACTCAACGTTGCCGCTTTGACGTATAGCCCAGCCACGAACGCCAGCGAGGTAGTTGTTTGAGAACACGTCACCATAAAAGCGTGCTGACTCCGCTACTCGCAGGTTTTCGGCTTCGATCAGCTCGCCTTTAAGCTTGCCAGCCAGAGTAGTGACAGGGTTGCCATTTGGGTCGGTTATTTTACCAAAGCCAATAGGGCCTAACTGGCCTTCTTGAATTGACGCCTCTCGAATGAAAGCGGTATCGATATACGTGTTGCCGTCCACCACAATAAACGGATGTCGTTCGGCGCCAAACTCGTTAGCAATCGTGAAGCGGCCAGCCAGTACCGCGAAGTCGCTTGTCTCACCTGAGTTGTAAATGGTCCAGCCGGCCACATGACCGTTATTCGTAATCGATAGCGTGTAGCGGTCGCCCAGTTCGCTGATGGTTTCCTGAAAACCTTCCAGCCTTTCCTTGAACGCCGGCGTCAAAACGTCCTCGTTAATCTCCCCCGAAAGCCGATCTAGCAAAAAGCCTAAGTCGGGGATGACCTCGGCGTACGTGCCGCTTGTGCTGTTCGTTGGGCCTTCTACGTTCTCAATGCTGGTAAAGGTGATCCAGTAGTAAAAGCCTTCGCCATGCTCGTCCGTCTCGCGGACGTGGTCGGTGTAGACCATGCCTGCATCGCGGCCAATCAGCTCAGCATTAGCAAAGTTGTCGGTCTCACTACGATAGATGTTGGTATAGGCATGGTTGCCATACAGCTCGCCGGGAATGTCCCAGGACAGCACGATATAGCCAAAGCTGCCAATGGCGTTGAAGCCCGTAGGCCGCGGCGGGATTAAGGTATTCCCAGGAGGATCAACATCAAGTTCGCCATCGTCTACCGGCCCTAACTCAATCTGACTGCCCGGGCGAAACGCCGCCAAACCTGAATCAACCAGGTCTCTAATCGTCAGCTTTCGGTCTAACGGGTCACCTCGAACACCATCACCGGTTTCAAGGATCTCTTTGACGGCTTCAAGCAGCGGCCGCATTTTGTGATCAATAGACGGGTCTATCGGTGGTAGTGATCTACGTCTTTTCGTGGTCATGCGAGCCTCACGGCTAGGCAAATTGGTTTAAATGAGCTCGCCCGGGGAAGTGGCGACTTGCACGGAATGCACTTCATTGTTGCCTGTCAGCTCAATTTCCCAGTCGCGCATTAGCGTGTATCCCGCGGGCAGACGGAACATAGCTGGACTGGAAATACTCTGGTTAATCACGGTTATCCCATCGGCAATGATCTTAAGAGTCACTGGGTAGTCTCTGGCGATGACCTTCGCGCAGGTAAAGCCTGCGCCGCCTGGCGGTATCTCGTGCAGCCGAGAACGCCATTGGTAGGTCATAGCCTGGCCACGACCCCATGCGCGAACGCTGTTCCCTTGGATCACGTATAGCGTGTCGCGGGTAATATCGTAGTAACCCCCACTTGCGTTAATGTCATAAAACTCAACGCCCTCGCCAGGTGTGAACGCAAAGCACCCGCCGTTATAGAAAGCCAGATATTGCCCGTCATACCGATAGGCATGGATGCTGTCAGGGTTCAACGCCTGCCATTGTTCGCGGGATATCACCTCTCGGGTCACCACCTTGGCCCCCTCGCCACCAGCCGCCACCAAGCCATCAGGAGAGGCGTACATGGCGTAACCGCCCATATCCACAACTGAACGCTTTGAGGAGCACGGCTGGTTAACGTTAAGCTTCATCTGCGCCATAGCGGCAGGGCTTGAGCCCGTCACTAACCAGGGCTGCCCGGTGGTCAATACCACCAGCCCGCCGCTAATAGCAGTAATGCCCACCACTGGATCATCAAAGGCCAGTTGAAAGCCTACTGGCCACGCATGCGGCCGGTACGCTTCACAGAAAGCGACGGTGCTGCCAAAGAAGCCTGCCAGTATGCCGTTAGGCAATTGGGTTAGCCCCTTGAGATTCGGCGGTGGCATGTCCCACTCAAGGCTTGGCAACGTAGGGCCCAGTCCGGCTGAATTGATCTTGTCGACATAGCTCACGCTAGCCGCGGGCACCTCTGCCACATATTGGTAGTTGCCACCGCTTTCAGCGCGATAGATTCGCTTGGCGATGATGTCCGAGTTTCCGCTGGGGATGCCTGGCAGAGTCAGGTTGACGTTTCCACCAGCTGGGATGCCTTCTCCCTCATCCCAGCGGGTAATAAAGTTAGAGGGATCGCTGGGCGCGCTTTCCTCTCCAAAGCTGGTAATGCATGTCACGACATACACGGTTTCAAGTGCCGTGCGCGGCGGGTACGCTATCTCTTCAATGACATCGCCATTCTCATTCGTTACCGGTGGCGGTGGCGTCCGGTCGCTGGGTACCGCTGCTTGGGGTGCGCTCCCCGGTGCAGGCACACCCAACTGATACCAAGCTGAGGGGTATGGCCCACCACCCCCTGTAGCCATGCTGAGCGAGCTCATCTTAGGCGTTCCCTGCCCTGTCCAATACACCCTCGCATAGCTATCGGCCGCTATCGGCGAGCGAACAACGTCAACATCGTAAAAAGAGCTCCACGAAAACCAAAACCCTTGGCCTTCATTGCCCACGTCATAGTGATAGAGGTTCGCCGGACTGGACACGCCCGGTAGCGATGCCACCGCCAGCGGTGCTTTTTCAGGCTTTAGCGTGCCGCGCTTCAAGTAAAGGTTTCGCGCCACCTGGGCGTTATTCTCAGGCAGCAGTCGAGCATCAAGAATGGGTAATTCGCCCCGAAAGGCACTGTGTTGAATTTTCACTATTCACCTTTTGGGCACAAAAAAACCGCCAGTAGGCGGTTGATTGAATACTCAGCAGGCAAACCCGCTGGGCAATGATATTAGATTCAAGTGTGCCGTCCCTGGCCATCCTGAGTCCTTGTTACCCTCTCGCTTTCCATAGCGTGACGCGTCCGTCATGCTTTTAGCGGCGTCCCTGGCGTCACATCTTTACGGTAGCAGCGTATTCGCATTTCTTATGTAAGAGATCGCTGACTTTTTTGTAAGAGATCTCTTACAACGAATATCGTAGATCAAGCTTCTATGATGAGTGCGTGCTTAAAAAGTTCATCGAGCTGTTCTTCTGTGAGCATCAGTAGCTCGGCAATTTCTAGCACCGTAGGGCTTAAGCGTCTGTACTCCCTAGCCAGCTGCCAGGCTCGACGAGTTCTTTTGGGCGTCTCCGGGTCTGCCATTAAGGCTTCTACTCGGTCTAAGTAACCAAAATCATCAAGTGCTTGCTTTGCTTGAAATTCGGATACCGTTGCTGTCTCACGAAAATGCTGCAGCTCGTACTCTTCGTTGGACAACCCTACGTAAGGAGCTACTTCTATTTTTCTTGCATTCTTGTCCTGCAGAATACGGTTATAAAGTGCTCTTCCAACTTCTTCTGAGTCATCAAACCTAGCAGTGAAAGGAATCCAGCCAAATTTTTCATGTTCTACCTCACAATTAATTTCACCTTCATTGCGGGTATAGGTAGGGTTTCTGTAATTCATTAAGAAATCCTCTGCCAAAGCGTTACGTTGCTGAGTTGGGTGCCTTCGGCCCGCCCCATGCACATCCAAGTTCCCGATACTCGAATAGAAGAAGACACGAAGGCACCATTGTTCTGAGCGGTAAAAATTGGACACAAATCACTTCCCGGAACCGTTTCCCCTCGGAGCTTCCGGTCATTGACCATGTATTGGGCTAACACGTAACTGCCGACCGCATCGAATCCGCTTGCTGGAGCGTATCGGCCATCGTGATCCCCACTGGTACGGTGAGCATTCATCGCTGCTGCATTTAAGGCGTGAGAGGTGCTGGTACTAAATCGGCTAGAGGTGGAGGGCACTCGGTTGAAGTTAATAGTGCCTGATTTGATGTTACCTGCGTCTAGGTTTGTCAGCCTACTACCGTCTCCCACATGACGGCCTTGAGCGTGTATGTCACCGTAAAAATAGTGACGGCCCGTTGAGCTATGGTAGTGAGTGTATCCAGTGTTACGGTTACCAATTTCCACATCACCATTGCTGCTGTTGGAAATTTTCAGTCCGTTAGTTGCCCCAGCTAACGTTACACCAAGGGGAAGTTCCAAACGCCCCAAAAACTTCACATCTCTGTTTTGATAGTAAAGCTCCATCGCCTCATTCGAAGGAAGCCCGGTTTCTGCATCTACTGTCCCCATGCCTATGTGCCCACGGCCATTGCCGGTGTAGGTTAAATGCAGTACAGCGTTCCCCTTTTTACCACTTTCACCCAGGGAGATACCGGCACATTGTTCAACACCAATCTTCCCACCAGTCCTACTGTTTAGTGTAAGCCAGGGATTGGGTTTCTTGATCATCAAGTCGTCACTGAACTCAATGTCGTCAGTGGTGACCTTGATATCCAAGTTTTCGGTAGTCCAGACCTCAGTGGGCGTTGACCAGTTGCTGCCATGGTTTCCACCAATAAAAAGGCGATTTGCATTATTCTGCGGAAGAAACAAAAACTTGTTATATGCAGTCCCGAGTGACAGCCAAACTAAATGTCCATTTGCACCTTCGGGCTTATTAGTCGCGCCTGAGTTGGCGTAGTGGAAGCCACTTGCTCGCTGGGCATTCACATCAGCATTGAACGAAGGGCTAGTACCATCTTCCCGTAATGCAAATACGGTTCCAGGGATATCGGTCTCGCCCACTAATTCTAAGTCTGTAACGGGCTTGCGGCCCGTAACGTCAGCATTTCTCACCTTAACGCTGCGAAGCTCAGCCCCGCCCATGTTCAACTGCTTGTCTGTATCATTCCAATAGACCCGTAATTGCCCATTACCATATGAGCTATTGTAAGCACCGATGTAAAAATAGCCGTTGTTATGGGTCAGGCGAGCTTTTAGGTCGTTGCTGCCGAGGTCGGCCCCAGCACGCGGCACATATTGGCCGTGAGGATTCTCGGCCTCTCCGTGATCCATTAACGCCTGCCCGGCCCGCGCTTCAATATCGCTTGCCGTCCCGGCAGTCATACGTAGCTCAATGGGCGTATCTGGATCGAAGGCACGAGCTGTTCCTTCAAGTTCACGCTCAACAGTCAGCGTGTCCCCTACTAGGGCTGTGACCTTCACCACCTCATGATCAAACTCACGAATACCCTCGCTGGTAAACTCCCAGCGGAAAAGCGTTGCCCGGTACCAGTTGCTCCCTGGATCGATGAAGTTATGGCCAGGCTGAAGAGTGAGGCTAGTGTCTGCCGCGAGAGCAGGCTCTGCGAGCTTGCCCCGCACGTTGTTGGCGTAAATTTCAGCCATTAGAAATTCCTCACGATGACGAAAAATTCATCTTGGCGAACACGCCCCTCGCGCGTTCGCGTGGTCACCTCGACTTTGTAGCGCTTGCTATCCTCCCCACCTGAGAGCCAGACCTTCACGCGCCGGTTGTCGTAGTCTCGAGTAACCGATTCAACCACCAGCCCTGACGGGGTGACTTCAACAGTTGGGGCTACCGTTTCGGAAAGGCCATCAGACGGCGTATCTCGCATCCAGTCGTTGTAGTCGAGGTCGTAATCCCACTCGTCAGCGGGCTGCATTGTGAACGTGCCTAATATCGCCATTAGCTCACTACCATGGTTCGATTTTCATAGGGAATGCGCATCGCTCGACCATCAAAGGGAACGATCATTTGACGATGATCAGGGGCGGGATGGGTGATATTGACACTGAGACGTGAGCGAATCACTGACGCGACCGCGCTCATGTCGGCGGTACAGTGTACGACCCGCAAGGGTTCGGCATACAAGTCAGCAGTGACGCTAGATTCAGTATCACCGCGCTGGGCAAGCCTGCCGCCTACTTCAAGCGTGGCCTGAATATCCAGTACCGCGGTACCGCGAAGCGCGACGCGGCCGTCCTCTTCAAAGGTACCCACGACCCCGCCATCAGAATACGCTCCCCGAATGCGCCAGGGTGTTGCCTCAAGGCGTGCCGTGCTGGCAACGATGCGCTGTCTAGGCTCAACGATAATTGTCCATATCGCTTCACCTTCAGCGTTTACCGTTATGTCGGTTTGTGCAGCATGTGTCTTAGTAGGCAATGCCATTATCTGGGCGTTAGTGCCTATGTCTGCCGTTTCTTGAGTATACGTCCACCAAACAGCCTTCAGCGAAGCCGATACAATGCCGTCGTTTACATCAGCACCACGGCCAGGAATAGGCTCAGCTTCAAGGTGCGCCAATACCGTCGCATCAGTAAACGCACCCGCTAAGCGGTCACCATCGCTCTGTGCATCGGCACTAACACTTAATACCGCGTAGCCAGGCTGAATGCCGTTAACGTGTGCTTCAGCAAACAACTCACTGCTGAGGTAGAAGTCAGTGATACCGCCGGCATAAATATCGCCATCCATATCAGCGGTGGCGACAACCGCACCCGTTGCCGAAGCCCGCTGTATGCGCGTGGCCATCGCATCCAGTACGGCATCAACCCGCACATCTGAATGCCCGTAGCGTGTCACCACTCCCCAGACGGCTAGCTCAGAGCCAGCATAAATATCTGAGAAAAAACGGTGAACGACTTCGTTGACGCTAAAGGAAGTTGTTACCTCACCCTCAATATCACCGAAGCGGAATACCGTTTCCTCGGGCAGTAGCCAAGCCTCACTACTGAGAGTTGCGCTGGCTAAGTCTTGGGGCCTGTCGGCAAACAAATAAGTGGTTGGGTCGCTAACAATCCCCGCCGCTCGTTTAGCCCATGACAGCCCCTCAACCAAAGAACCTGTCGCACCGTCAGCACTCGCCCTTATCGCCAGGCGGCCGCCGACCTCCATTGCAGAGCTGCCATTACCTTCCGCAACTCCAGCGTGCGCATGTAACGGCTCGGCGACCGACGACATCGATGCCGATAGAATCGCCGACGCCATTAAAACGCGAACGCGGGAGGCACCGCTGTTATACGCGGTTGAATTAAACGCCGAGCCGTTAAACATGCCTTAGCTCCTAATCCAGGCGCAGAATAAGCGCGCCGGTAGCGAAGCTAATCACATCACCGACTTCCAACGTTTTAGGCGTGGTGAGCGCTTCGTGATACAGCAGGTTGCCCGCATTGAGTGAGTCATAGATACCAATATGGGTAATGGTGATGGTGTGTGCGGGGTCATCATCTTGCACGGCATCAAAGGTCACGCTCGCGGCATTATTCGTCCGTGTGCGCCCTTCGGCATCCAACGCCGGACTCGTCCAGCTGCCCGTTTGTTTACGCGTGTACCAATCCTCGTCAACCTCGCGTGAGGTTTGGTTTTCATCGGTAGGATCAGCGGTAAACAACGCTAAGTGCAGGTCAGCCACGGCGGGCGCGGTGAAGTTATCACCTCGCAGCGTGGCATTGATCATGCGTTGTTCCAGATAGTTCGACATAGCTCCCATGGGTGTTACCTCTCGGCAAGTGGGGAGTGGGTTTAGATAAAGCGTCGCGCTTTAACGCGTGCGCCACCTCGGGCATGGCCGAGTCGTGAGTGCTGCCTAGCATCTGTAATGCCCGCTAGAAAGCGACGTTCGTAGTAAATGGCTAGCTCTGGGTTTTTCCAGGGTTGCGGCATCATGAGCAGCCGCCAGGTGGCACCGTCGGCAATGGGCTCTGACCAGCGGTCAGTGACCTCGGCAGGAGGCATATCCCCCCGCTTCGGTCGACACGCTAGACGGCCACTGACGGCACTTTCTTTGGGTTTCTGGCTAAAGTGGATGGCCGTGGGGGAGCTTTGCTCGAAGCCTTCGCCCTGCGTCACCTCTCGACCGTTCAGTGTTAGAGACACAATGCGTAGCGGCTCGCCCTGAGGCGCTACAATCATGGGGTAGTCAGAGTCAGCGCCATAGATGATCGGCTGCTCGTCAGTCACCCACGCATCGGCCTCTGTACAGAACTTCCGCGCCGACCACTGGAGGGCTTCGCGTATCGTCATAAACGGCGCTTCGGGCACAATCGTTATAACGTCTTGTACTAGATCATCACTGCTCATTGGCGTGTCCGGGGCGGATTGGATGAGCTGTCAGGCGTGTTGGGCGAGATGCGCTGATCTGTCTGCACTTTCTGCCCCAGCGCTCCCATATACGCTTGCATGTGCATTTGGGCGCGGTTGAGGTTGGCCGCGTGCTCCGCATCTTTGCTATAGGCGCGATAGAGAATGTAGTCGGTGGCCACCGGCACATAGGCATCGTTGAGCTTAAACGCTTCGTTTTGAATCGCGTTTAGGCCGGAAGATGCGTTATGGGGCGTTGGCACGGCCGAATAGATAATCTCTAGCTTTGCGCCGTTTGCCGCAGGCGGGTAAACATAGAAATGCGTCGGATCCAGATCATCGAACATGTATTGCTCGATCTGCTGTGCGGCAGTGTCTGAGTGCCAGCTACGCCGCGTAGAATCCAGCGCTCGCCGTGACGTGACCATGACCGCCATCTGACCGCCGACAGTATTGCGCACCACGTCAATGAGGCGTAGCCCATCCGACGGTATTTGTTGACGGGTGCCCACGGATAGCGTCATTTCGGCGTTCATAGAGTGGGCATCCGGCTTTAACTGCACTGCCGCTTGATAGAACTCATTCAGCCAGCCAATCAGCTCTTCGTTTGTCCAGCGGGTACCAGCGGCCGTCACTTCCTGCAACACCAGCTTGGCATTACGAATGACGGTGCCTACAGTCGTGACGGCCATGGCTTACACCTCCTGCATGTAGCGGTTCTTGGCGAGGGCTGCTGTCCAGGGGAAGATGCGACCGTTCTTAATGTGCTTGAGCTTCCGGCCCTTATACTTGGGCTTTTCAGGGGCTGGCACATTCTCAAGGTCATAGTCGCCAGCATCTGGGTCTAGCTCTTCCGAGGATGTGACGCCCTGCTCTGCCAGCGATTCAGCCACTTCCAGCAGCTCGGCCCGAATCGTCTCAACGCCTTGGCGCTTATTGATTTCAACGTTTAGCTGCTCGGCGATAGGCTCAAAATCGTCCTTGGTCACCGCCTCTTCAATCTGCTCAATCAGTGTCTTGCTCATCGCTTGTTACCTCACGGTAAGTAAAACGCCACCCCGGAGGGTGGCGATGTGGGGCGCTTAGGCAGCGCGCTCGGCGTACAGGTGACCCATGGCGTTGGGGTCAATGACCTCATAGCCAAAGACGTTGAGACCACGCACCAACTGACCGAAGTCTTGCGGGTTAGGCAGGTTCTCCATTTTGGTCATCTGGCTTGCGAACGTGAGCGCCTTCTTGTGACCGAAGATCACGTTGGTTGCCTGGCGAGTGGTGGTGGCATCCGTGACTTTCGACATGTTGTTGCTGATATACACGTCAAAGCGGTCGAGCATGCCGACCTTGCCGTTACGGAAGACTGACTGGTTGTCACCCATCGCGCTGGCGTCACGCAGGTCGGACTTTTTGAGCATGCCGTTCATCCACGCAGGCAACACAATCCAGCGCGCGTCGTCAGGAACGTTCTGCTCATCCAGCACCGAACCACAATCCACCAGCACATCCAGGATGTTGGTTTTGGAAATGCTGACCGGCGTACCGGCTTCGCCCATGTCATAGCCACCAGACTCTTTGCCCGCTTCAGAACCGGCGTTCTCGGCAGCGGCATCGGCAAACACATCACCCAAGATCACCTTATCGATGGCGATCTTCATCTGCTGGCCAGCGTCATCAGACCAGTTGTCCATCAACTTGATGTCCGCCTGGTACTCATCGACGTCGTTCACTTCAAAGGCAAAGTACTTCGCCTTATCGATGTGCAGCTCGACTTTGTCGCTGGTGGGCTTCTCGTAATTGAGACCGCCACCAATCTCATAGTCGCGGATGGTGATAGACGGCGTGGTGCGGATCATCACCGTGTCGCCTTGGCTCTTAATCTCCCCTTCATAATCCGTGTTGGAAATCTCAGCGAAGCAGGTTCGCTGATACAATTTTTCGACCATCTTTCCCGACCAGACCTGCGGGATAAAACCCGGGCTGGAGGTGCTTGAATAGTCGGGATGACCTGCGTCGCGTACTGGGCCTGCCATTGGAATAACCTCTTATCGCCTCACGGCGAGGAATCGGAACCGCCAGCCGGGTTAACGAACCCGGCCTTCTTTTTGGGCGGCGAATATGTCGGCTTCCAGGCGTTGCGCTTCCTCCGGCGAATAGCGGCCAGCGGTTTTGTCACGATAGAACTGGGAAATCTCGGCGCCCGTCCACAGCTTCCCGCCTTGAGAGCTTGGCGTTGGGGCTGCTTTGGTGGTGCGAGGCTCCACCTGCTCATCGGGTACCGTGCGCTTTTCCGGCGTTTTTGGCGTCGCCTGACTCAGATAGAGCTTGAAGATGTCTGCCACCCCCTTCGCGCTCAAGGACTGCTGCGCCTCACTCAGCGCTTGCTGATACTGCTTACCCGTCTGGGGATCGAACTTGCTAAGGAACTGCAGGAACGCAGGATCACTATTGATCTGACGGAAATTAGGTACCGCTTGCTCCAGGCTCACCCAAAAGCGCGCTTCGGTATCTTCCTGCTTTTCAGCTTCCATACGCTCCAAGCGCTCTTGCAACTCTTTGGTGTTACCTGCCTCTGGCGACGCGGCCTCCTGTTTCGTCATGCGTTCAATGAACGTCACCAGGTCTTCGCCGAACTCCTGCTTGAAGTGGGCGAGCTGGTCGTCACTGATACCGCTGTTATCCGGCGCGGGGCCTTGTTGCTCTAGCGCCTGAATACGCCGGTCTTTATCAGCGATCTGCTGGTTTAGCTGCTCAATCTCCTGACGCAGCGCGGGCATCTCACCGTTGTACTTACCTTGCAGAACCTGAAAGCGATGCTGCCAATACAGCGCATCTTGAGTTTCAGGCTTGGGTTCGTCTTTCGGCGGCTCAGCGGATTGCGTTTCTTCGGGTTGGGTCGTATCAGCCTGCGTTGTGTCGTCTTGCGGGTTTTGCTCGCTGCCAGGAGCCGGGGTTTTACCTTCTAGCTCAACCTCGGGATTCTCTGACGGGCGTTCAAAGTGCTTGGCGGCAGCGGCAGCTTGTGCCTGAACGGACTGGGGTAATGACATTTCAACTCCTATGACGCCTCTCGGCGTGTCTGTGAGCCGGCAAGTGCCGGGGTTCACGATTCGGGTAACGGGTTCAACCTGCAGTGTTGAGCGTTGCCCACAAAAAAACCGCCTCGATGGAAGCGGTTTGTTTGTGAGGCCGGGCGCTGCCCGGCTATTTTGTATAGCGTGTATCGACTACCTCTCGCGCCGTTTCCAGCTTTTCGATCAAGCCTGCCAGGGCGATAGCCTCGCCCTGCTTACGGGCCAGTTCCAGCGTATCGCGGCATTGTTCCAGGGAGGTTCGACAATCCTCGCGCTGGGACTTGAGCATTGCCAACAGGCCTTGGCCGTCCTGACTGTTGTGGATTCGCGATAGGGCTTTCCACTGTAGTTCTGTCATGCTGGGCTCTCTGTGTTTCAGCGATGAGTTTGGCAATTTCGGCTAGCAAATGCTGGGCATCCAGTGGTGCCATCTGCTGTGCTATCTGGGTATCCGCTTGGGTTTCAGCTGCATCAGCGCCATATTTCTGGGCCTGGGCCTGCTTAACGGCCACCTCTGCTTGGGCTTTGGCCTGCTCAAGCTGCTGCTGGGCTTCCAGTTGAGCCTGCTGCGCCTGTTGCTGCTGGGCCAGGTTCTGTTCCATCTGCTCTTGAGTGGGGATCAGTCCAGGCATATCCAGCTTCTCAGCCGCGCTATCCAGCAGCTTGCGGCGCCCTTCCATACCTACAATGCCCATGTCTATATCGTTAGCGGTGAGCTGCAGGAATTGCTGGCGGAGCATGTTTGTCTGTTCGCGAATCAGCATCGCAGAGCTGCCGCGTGCCACGACGTTGCAATCACCTTTAATGCTTGGATCATCGCTGTACTGCATGTTGTAGAGCCATAGCGCCTCGATCACACGCCGCATCACACCACGGTCGATATGACGGATCGCATCTTTAATACCCTTGTTGGCCGACTCCATCAGCATTGATAACCCACTAGCGGTATTGCCTGCACCGCCTACGTTTTCGTTGCCATAGGTGTAGCGGGGTATATTCGTTGCATCATCGGCGCGCTGTTCAAAGGCGTCGTAAACACTCAAGAGTTCAGCAGCATTGCTCGAAGGCTGGAAGAACCGCACGGCGGCGTTGTTGCCGGTGACATTGCCATCCTTAGTCCGCCAAATCTTCCACGGGTAAATATTGGTCGGGTCTTCGTTGGGCTGTAGGCGCTCCTCGTATACTTCAACTTGCGGGCCTGACGAAATGGCCAAGTTGTTCACCAGGCTTCGCGCCGTGGCATTACACACGTCTTGAATGTCGGCCATTAGCTCGGGGATCGCCTGCCCCCAGAAACTCCCCGGCACTGGCTGATAACTCGCTTTGTGATAGGGGCGACGCTCTAGCGGGTCGCGATTGATACGCACCCGAATAACGTGCTGACCAATCAAGATGGCTTCAATCTCGTATTCCGCCAGCGGGTCTTCAATCTCGTCGGGGTTAATGCCCCACTGCAGCAATGTGACGCCCTGGGCACCGCCAGAATAGATCAAACCGTCGATGGTCTCGCCATGGGTCAACCACTCATGACCACGCCCTTCCAGTTCGGCGCGCTCGCCATCCGTCCAAAGCCAATCGCGCAAGCCACCTTGGCCGTATTGCTCCAACACACGGCGAATCGCCTCTTCGTTGAAGGAAGGCACGCCAATCAATTGGTTTAACTGCATTCGGGTAAAACGTGCCCGCTCGATAATGAAAGCCCCATCATCAATGCTGGTAGCATCAGGACTTGGATACATATCGAACGGTGATACCCGCTCAAACTCTGGGCGTATCGTGGTGGTTTTAACCGGTTGCCAACCTTCTAGCCATTCCAATGTGGGCACACGGCGCAGGATCGGTGCGCGGACAAACCCTGTCGGGTAGGTAACGAAGTCATCCACAAACTGCTCAAACGCCTCACTCCAGCCGCCTTCCGCCAACTGGTCAGCGATGGTGTCTTCATGACGCTCGGCGGCTTCCTCGGCCTTTTCCTGCGCCAATTGCCGCACTTGCTCGCGGGCCTGCTCAATCAGCGCGGCCATATCCACTTGCTGGCCTTCTTGCTGTGCCTGCATCGCCTGCTGTTGAAGCTGCTGAAACACCGGCATAACGTATTCGTCAGGTACGTCGGCGACCGGCGTTGGCTGCAATCCCCAGGGCTGCTCATTAGCGGGCATCATGATGTCCCGTATCCAGGCACCGGCAGCACGGCACTTGGTAGCGGTAATCATCATGTAAATTTCGGCGCCGCCCTCCTTACGGATAACCGCTAGCTTGTCTGGAGAATACTCACCCTTCCGGCGGCGCAGGCAATCCAGAAGGCGGTATTCAACCTCTTGCTTGGCGACCTTTGCCGATTCCCACGAACGGCGAATATGCGCGCCCAGTGACGACTCCACCAGCTGACGGCGCCGCTCTTCTTCTGCGGCCATTTGCTGGGCTTCCGCCGCCTGCTCAACGTGCATTTCAGACGCGGTCTTGTATTGCAGCAGTCCCAGACTAGCCATTGGCGGCACCCTGCGTCCGCGCCCGGTAGATGGCGGCATCAGCGGCGCGCTTATGGGTGCGCATCCGCTGAACATTGCGTCGCATCGGGCCAAGCTGGGTGAATAGGTCGGTGACGTAGCCTTTGGGGTCAGCCAAGAACTCCAGCAGCTTTATAGTGAAGGTCACGCCCATGCCGCCTTCCACATCAAACTGCAGGCGCATGCCGGGTTCAGGCGACGACACCTTCTCCTCGATGATGATCATGTCGATCTGCACGTTGCCAACGTCAGGGCGAATCTTCTTAGACGGAATGGGAATCTGGTGTTTCATCAGCTCTTGCGCAATCCCCATCGCCGAATCGCGGGCGAGCTTTTCAATATCGCGGCTCTGCAAGCCTGCCAGGCGCAGCACTGCCGTGTTTGCCCTCTGCTGTTGCGCGCTATTCGGTGCGGAATGAATCATGACCGTCTGCCTCCCGGCGATGGTTAAGTGTGAGCTGCCCAGCTACCGCGCTTGCCAGTGGATGGCGTACCGGGTAGTTGAGCCCTAGCAAATAGAGATGAACGGGCGAGGGTTTCCAGCGCCTTGGCACCGTGTGATGCCCAATCGTGGCGAGGCGTCGGCTTGTATACGCCGCGCTTGTCATCCCACTCCTTGCGGTAGTTGTCGAGACATAGCACGCCTTGGTGACAGCTTTCCTCGTTGATCCAGCACATGGGCAGGAACTGGCGCGTGGCCTGAACGCCTTCGGCGTGGTTGCTAATGCGCGGCACCGTCTCAAAGTTGATACCAAAGCCTTTGGCCACATCCGACCGGCTCTTGCCGGTACCCAACTCCCGAACGGCTAGATCGTGCGGGCCGAAGTGGCCGCCGTAGCGGTACCCCTTCTTGTTGAGCAGGTCGGCGTAGTACTCAATGCCTTCGCCCTCTCCCTCCAGGTAATCCACCAGGTGCACTTCGCGGCCAACAACCTGAGCAAACCAAATCGCCATTGTGTCATTCATACCCAAATCCCAACCGGTATAGACCGGGAGGCTAGGATTGACCTGCACTTGGCTGGTGAGTCGCTTGTTCTTGCGTAGGAACTGCATTTGGGTAGCGAAGTAAGCACCCTCGACCGACTGGCTAAACGCTTCTTCCGGCGTGCTGGGGTACTCGCGCTGCATATCATCTTGCAGCTTTTCGGCTTTTTTGGCGTACCACGCCTGCTGGCCAGCCGTCGTTTTAATGCCGTGCTTATGCTCCAGCTGCTCGAAATACTCCCGCAACCGTTGCGGTACCACGACACCCTTGGGGCTCATGGTGTAGGTCGGCTCTTGCCACCAAGGGAAGAAATGAAACTGGAAGTCCATTTCCGTCAGCGGGCGACCCATTTCCTTGAGCTGCTGCGCTGTCTGACTGTAGTCGAAGAAGTAGCCTTCACGCCCTTCGGCGGTACTCTCGAGCGTTATCTGGTTGCCGATCCCCACCGCTTCAAAGGCACCGGTAACAATCTCCTTGGCTTTATGCGGAAACTGTCGGCATATCTTGCCGAACTCCGATACGTGCAAGCGCTGCAGCGTGCCGCCACGGTAAGAGGTGCTGACCTTGATGCTTGAGCCGTTATCGAAAACGTAGGCACCGCTACCGCTCTTATCGCTGATCGCCTTGGGTATCTTGGTACCCAGCATTTTCAGCAGCGCGTGCCAGGCGTCGTCAATGTTCTCGTATGCGAAGGTGATCTTGTTTCTGAATATATCCTGCGCATCTTCCAGCTTGTGACAGATACAACCCGCGGCGAAGTTGTCCTTGAACAGACAGTCATCTAGCGCGTCGATCATCTCAAACGTGGTGAAGCCCAACTGGCGCGCCTTCAGGATGAGATCTAGGCAGTGACCATTCAGGTAGCGCTCTCGCTGCGCCTTGTTTGGCTTGAAGCGAACCTTCTTGCCTGACTTATCTTTGATCTTGTAGAGCGAGTTGAGACGGAACCATTTGAGGTTGAGCGCTGCTTTCAGATCGGCTTTATCGGTTAACCTGCCCTTCGCGTGCGCTCTCAGATAGGCGTCTGCGCGCTTGACCTGACGTGCCCGCTCACTCGGTGGCAGGATCATCAGGAGCCACCTCGCTCATCAGCTCTTCAAACGTCTTCACGCCCTCGTCTTTATCGTTGGCATCAAGGCCATAGTTCTGGCGCTCTAGCTTGACAACTCGGTCGAGCGCCTGGGTACCATGGCCCATACACTTACCGACGTATTCCAAGGGAATATCGATTTCCGTGATGACATCAAGCATTTGCACCTTGATCTTGCCCTCTGCCAGCTGACTTTCCAGCAGCTCGGCATAACGCTCAGCAATCCCTCGCCAGCGCTCCAGATTCTTACGGTGACCCTTAACGACTGCAGCGTTCTCATTCGCCGCATACTCAACGATCTGTTCGTCATCGTTATCGAACGCCGCCTGGGCTTCAGGAGACAGAGACGCCTTGGTGATTTTCTGCTGCGTGCGCTCGCGTACCCGGTCAGTTAGATCTTGTTCCCAGTTATATTTCTTAGCCCGTCGGGAGATGTTGGAGCGGTGAACGCCGTGGCGCTTCTCCAGCTGCGTGAGCGAAAAACGACCGGTGCGGAATTCACGCTCGATCAGCTCCCAGTCGTTTCGTTTAGCCATAAAAAAACGCCACCCTTAACGGGCAGCGTCTCCATAGAATAGGGTGATGCGATGTACGGCCGTGGTCTCCGCTAACATTCAGTACACCCGGTATGACCCGGCTCTACCCGCCACGACAGAGGTTTTCGCTGAATGTGTTCATCGCATCAAGGTGCCGGGCGCTTCACAGCGTGCGGCGTTTGGTGGCAGTGCCTCACGGCATGGCCAGGGCAGCGCTTCACAGCGTGGCCGTATCGCTTCACAGCGAGAATAAGTGACCGCTAGGCCCAGTCTTGGGACATAAGCGTGTCGTACGCTTCTTTGGTCATCGTGACAGATGCGGTTTCGTCATTGCCGACAGCAACTAAGAACTCCACGTGTTCGCCTGCGCGCTGAGTTTTCCAAGGCTCGGGCTTTGGCGTTAGCTGCTCTACAGCCTCTTTCAGCTTTTGAGTAGTACTCATATCTATCTCCTTACGACATTGGTTGAGCGCCCTGGTGTGAGCGCTAGATCACCCGCTGTATACGGTTGGGTTAGGGCGCTCACCGATGCCGTTTACTCCTCACTCAGAGAATGCGCACTTACGACCAGACCTTTGGCAAACTCAAGCAGGCCCACAGTTAAAATATCGTCATCGGCTCGCAGGCCTTGCGAGTAGACTTGGACACCGCTTTCGCCGCTTGAGACCATCACCAGGCTTTCTGGCATTTCAATCACGCCTTGCTCAAGCTCGTCGGCTAGAGCGCGAAGGCTGGCCGGAATGTCGGCGCGGTAGGTTTCACAGGGTAAGCGTGTTACTGATCCCATTAGCGCCTCCAGTGCCAGTAACCCGATAAGAGAAAGGAAATTACGATCCAGCGCAGCCGTAGCCACGCTTCGATGCGTCTACTTAGTGTCAGCTTCACGATATAAACTTGTTTGCGCACGGGTTTGCTCGACCTTGCCTTGTTGCCAGCCCTGAATGCCTTTCTCTACGCTCCGGCCTGCTACGTAACCACCAACGCCTAGCGTCATTAGATCCCATAGCGACTCAGGCAGGTCTAGCATCAAACCAACGCCGAACATCGCGCCCAGGTATGGGGCAATCAGGTAGTTGTTAGCTATCACGGCAACAATCACTAGCATCAGCACCGGGCGCCAATTGCGTTGAGCCCAGCTCTCACCTCCAGCCTCCGCCAAGATGATCTGCATCTGGGCTTTAACAATGCTGTTTTCTGATTCGATAAGCTGAGATTGGATCTCTTGCTTTAGCCGGTTTGCTTCGTCTTTATCGGTGACCATTTGGTCGACCACGCCAAACAAGGGGCCGACAAGCGAGTTGAGGGCTTTCGATACTAGGCTCATTTCTTATCACCCCGCACACGGTCAGCGACGGCCATCAGGATCAGGTCGATACTACGGGGGCCGGCCCAACCACATACACCAGCAATCGCTGCCGCTGGCCAGCCGTCGAGATTGAAATAAACGTTCACGCCTGCCGCCATGGTGATCATCACCACCAGCGCAGGCGCATCCAGCCATAGGCGGCGCGTAAAGAACCGCTCACGCTCACCGCTCTTAACTTCGTGTGCAATCTTAGCGAGTAGACCCATAACAACTGCCACCGACGTACCTAACGCCAGCAGCACCTCCTGTATCAGTCCGGAATTGCGCCATGGCATTAGGCGACCTCAGTGTCAATTTCTGAGTAAAGGGAAATGGCCAGCCGCTCGCCGTAGTCGCTTTCAACCTCGTTACGTAGGTTGACGACGCGATGAAACCAGCCATAGACGAAGTCTTCTTGCCGCTCGTCACGCTCAGCCAGCCCACGACAGAAGGCGATGCGAACGCCGTTGATCGACTCGGCCAGCACATGCACACCCGCGCCGCCGCGATGTTTGCGGTAATCAGTGAGCGCGTTCAGTGTTGCGGGGCCGACGGCACCGTCTACCTTCATGTCAGGAAACAGCTTGCCGCGGCTATTGAGAACATTGAGCGTGCGCTGCAGCTCTTGGGCTGATCGACCAGGCCCAGAGTGAACACCGAAGTCGAACAGGTACTCGGCAAGCGTGGCGCTGATCGGCGCGATGCGGTCGAGGCGAATGCTCGTCCAGTAGCGGGCCTCGTAGATCTTCACTGCCAACGACTTGGGCAGGTTGCGCATATCGCCCTGGTAGCCGTTCTCGCGAGCGACTGCACGGGTAATGCCGTAATTGGTTGGGCCGCCACGGTCTGAGCTGTGATTCACATAGCCGCCTTCGCGGTCAATGACAGCCGCGATTAAGCGTTGCTTCAGGGAGGTGGGCATAGAGTTAGGCTCCGGCGCCTCACGGCGGGGGAAATTGGTAGCGGCGGCGGGAGTCAAACCCGCTATCTCCAGCTTATGAGACTGGCGACCTATCGGTGGTCTACAGCCGCTATAAACGCGAAAGCCCCACCAGATACTGGCAGGGCCTCAAATGAAAACGCCCCGGCTCAAAGCCAGGGCGTAGAATTAGATAGTGGGTAAATACTAAGCCATAAATAGGCAGGCTGCAAGCGTCACTCTTCTTCTCTAGGTAGCTCTATGCCGAGGCTTTTCTCTGTATTCGCTAAAATTTCCTGTTTAATCTGAGATTCCTCATCAGTCGTGTTGTATCGTTTCAACAGGATGTATTCTTTTCGAATAATCAGATCTGCATTCCACCTTATAAGCGCAGCCTGAATAGCCAATTTTTCATATATTCTGATAGCTGTTTCAAAGTCTTCCAGTTTACGGCTTTCCCCTTTGTATAAAGAGCAGGCGTTTAGCTTATTGACTGATACCTCAATGTCATCCATCTTGCTAATTAGCACCCTTGTCCAATGCCTGCGCCTGCTGTCATTATCATGCAGAAAAACCGATGCATTGTCTTTTACAGCCAGCAATCGAATAGGCCTGGGCGACGAAAGATAGAAATCAGAGTATTCCTTATTAGCCCTAATGGCTTGCATAACATACGAGACGCCTTTTAAGCATTTAGCATAATCAACCACTGCCGTTTCGGCCCAATCATAAATATCTTTAATTTCTGTCCTAACCGTCTTTTGTAATCGCCTGACTTTTAAGTATTCATTAATGTAAGCGGTGAGAACTCCAAAAATAGAAGCAAGAAGCGCTCCTGTCAGTATCCCCCAAAAACCTTTAGCTAAGCCGCCTTCTCCACTAGGGGTGCTAAGCTCGATAATGATAGGTATTCCCAGTAATCCAGACGATCCAATAGCGTCCTCCATACTTTCCCCCAGCTAATACGGTCTTTTCGCGACCAATAGTGAACATCAATCTCAGCACCTAAGTATTCATTAAACCACTTGCGTACTGCATTAGGCGAGTGCAAACCTTGGCGGGAATATGGCCACGTCACCTCGCTATGGTGGTGCAGCGCCGCCATGCATAAGTAACGAAGGGTCTCTAGCTGCTGAGCTGTCGGCCTTCCTTTGCCCTGCCCTGGCAATCTTATGTCTTTATTAAGCATTTCTCTGTAAAGGGCTATCTCGACCGTTTCTCTATCCTCTGCCAGCTCATCGCGGGTAAACGGCCCAAAGCAATAACGGGCCAACGCCTGCAGGTGCTGAGGCTGACGCTCGACGGCGCTGATTACCTGCCCTGCTTCAAGACCGCTGACGATTTTCCAGTCATTGTCCGGACAAGCCCCCTCGTTGCTTGACTTCGACACGTCCTCAAGCGCGGTGCGCATTTCTGATAAACGGCTCTCACTGTCAGCTACTGCCCGCTTGAGCTCATCAAGGTTGTCGTCGAAGGGGCTGGCATGACTGAGCAATCTCACGTTCCGCTTATGTTCTGCAATCAGGCTGCGCAGCTTGGCGCCATTGTTGCCCACGCGCTCACGTATCCGCTTGAGGTTGTCGAATAGATCAGCGATGGGGCTGTTGCCGCGCCGCGTGTGATACGCGTCAAAGATCATTTGCCTGGCTGAGATATATCGCATCACTTCCCCCTACCGTTGCGTTTTCGTTGCGATATTCCGCAACTGTTGCGTTTTGTTGCCTGCTGCGTTGCGTTTATCTCTGCAACTACTTCATCCCAAACACTTTTCAGGCGTTGCGTTGTTGCGTGCGGGAATTTCTTTAACCACTTGTCATGCACGGCTTTACGGTTCTCTTTGGGCACGCTGAGCATTTCCCGCAAGACGAACTTCAGCTCGCATTCTCTGGCCCATTCGTGCCACTCAGGCGGGTAGCCATTCTCCCCACCCAGCTTGCGGCCATCGGGCCATTGCGTTGGCCGCTCGATCACGCAGCCACCTCGCTGACAGGGATGATCTCTACCCACGTCCCGCTCTCGGCTTTCCTGTCTACTTCAGGCGGGTCAAGGATGACGCGGCGCACGTACTGGGCTCGGTCGTCAGGTAGCAGCCCGGCAGCCACTAGCCCATCCTCAATGTGCTTCATGCTGATGGAGTAGTTACTGGTGTCACGCATACGGTCGCCTTTGCCCAGCCTGGGGCGAAAAACAAGGTCGACTCGGCCCGTTATCGGTATTTCGTTATCGACATTGCTCATGGCTGCTTTGCATGCCCAGGCAGCGGCTTTGACCTCTCGGTTGTTGGCGTGCTTATTGGCGCGCAGCGCTACGTTGGTACTGCTTGCGATATAAGGGACAAAAAGAATCACTCGTAGTACTCCAATGGTTCGCCCTGCTCGCTAGCGGCATAGATACCCAGCCCGATCAGGAAGGTGGTGCCTGCTATGGCGACGATGGGCAGTATCCAGACGCTCATCACTTCACCGCCTTAACCAGGCCGCGCCTGGCCAGTTGATCCAATGTCAGCACGATGGCCTCATTCATGCGCGCTCGGCGCTCGTCTCGACTCAGGTGCTGCCCGTTATCGATCTCGTGGTGGCACCTGGGGCAGAGCGCAGCGGTTAACGCATCGCTGGCTTTCTGCCCTCGGCCACGGTGCTGGTTGCTGTGCGCTGCTTGGATGCCCCAGACGCCACACAACACGCAGTTCTCTATCTCGTGCACGTTGCTCAGCCACTGGCGGCAGCGGTGCGGCTTGGTGGGTAGGTAGCACTCGTTTGGAAGCATTACGCGGCCTCCCTTGCCAGCTTCTCAAAATAGAACTCAACCTTGATATGCGTCTCTACGATCAATCCGTGTTTCTTGGCCATGCGATAAGTGGGCGCATTACGATCCAGCGCACCAACGTAGCCTGACAATACATCTCGCCACTGCTCTAGCGTGTAAGTAGCTTTTGATAAATTGCAGGGCGCGCAAGCGGGCATGAAGTTATCGAGCGTGTCGTTTTCTATACGATCAGCGCCGACCAGCTGAGTTTTATAGCCCTGTCCTGGCTCGCGTATCAGTTTATGCCGCCGAAACACAGCCTTAACGTGGTCGGCATGCCAGCGCTTACCTAGCTCTTCCCCGCAATAGGCGCAACGACCATCGAACGTTCCAAAAAGCTGCTTGCGCTCTGCTTTAGTTAGTCGCTTCATGCAACCTCCCGATAGTCAGTAGGGCTAAAGCCTTTCAGGTTTGGATCCGTCAGCCGGAAGCCTTGCCCTGTGAAGTGCTGCCAACACAAGTCCAGATACTCGGTCTTTTGCTTTTTCGTCATCGCCCGAGTAACTGGGTAGTCATGGGGCTCCATCATGAGTGCGATGCACTGCTCATAGCTCAAAGAGCCCAGCACTTGCTTACAGGCGTTTCGATAGGACTCAGAGTCACGGCATAGCACCTTTAGCCCGAAGTGATACTTGCAGTAGCCGCGGTACCACTCAGAGTCGCAGTCACCCTGCTCGGCTGCTTCCTTGCACCACAGGCGCTGCAGCCGGTTCTGGTCGAGACTGCGCTTAGGCTCATGCTTCTGGACAACGATCTCGACCTGGCCCCACTGCTGAATCGCTGTTGTTAGAACGCTAGGCAGACGGCCGAGAGCGGCCAGTGCTTCGGTCACGCTGCTAGCCCTGGAGACGAATGGCTTGTTGGCTGGCTTGGTCATATCAGCGGCTCCCCGGTGTACTCGCTCCATGCCCGACGGGCGCGGAAGCATGCGCCTACAAATCCTTTAGCGCTGACGGTCTGCTCGTCTGCGAAAAATCCTTGAGCCGCGCTCTCAAATTCATTCGCTAGCGTTCTCAGCTCGTGATCGGCGGCCAGGGCGTCAGCTTCCGCGCGTTCGGCCATTTTGCTGCCTAGTGTGGTTTGATAAGTGACTGGCTTAACCATGCTCCACCTCCCGTGCAGGCATTAACCAAGCCGTGAAGCGATCCATTAGCCGTGGCACTGCGATTGCTGTGAGGTCTTTGGCTGTATAGAAACGTTCGCCACTCTCCGTGACGCATATCACGCTGCCGTTTGGCAGCTCGTCCTTGATCTCGATGCCCTGGCTACGCAGGCGGTTGCGCTGAATGATTGAGAGAGTCATGCGGCACCTCATTACTCGCAAAGGCCATAAACAGACGAGCACTGCGGCCCTTCCGTAGAGGCGATAAGATCAAACTGGCGACCACCACGGCTGGTGCGCGACCAATCAACAACTGAATCAATGCCGTGGCGCTCAAGAGTCACATCGGTGGCACCACGTGCCGGCCAAAAAGTGGCGCAGCCTCGCTTACTGCCTTCGCTGACGATCCGCTCCCACTCGGCAATACGCTCAATCACTTCAGGAAAGCGGTTGGCAATTTCAGCCATTTCGCCTTTGCGTGCGTTGATACATGGCATACAGCCCACTCTGCTCATACCCAAGCTGTAGAGCGGGTTCGGTTCAATACGATGCTTGCGGTGCATGGCAAACACTTCGTCAACCGTCCACTCCAAAATCGGGCGGTAAGCAATGACTCCCAGGTCTAAAATTGACGAGTGAGCAAGCATGCGCCGTGCGGGTGATTCTTCTTTGCGCACGCCCTGCCAGCTGATAACGCGGTGGCCATCGCGCAGCAGCGGCATTTCAACCTGCTGTTGAATGGGCAAGCTTTTAAGCTCACCAGTGCAGAACTTGGCTTTCGTACTTGGGAAGCGGCCTTTCAGAATCGCTAAATCCAGAAAAGGAATACCGGTGGTTTTCTCCAGCGCCTTCATGCCGCGCTCTTTCAGATCGTCGGGCCAGTTGTTTTCGATGTAGCCACGCTTACGCGCAAAATCCTTTGTGAAGTCGGCTTTAACGCGACGAATATCTACGCCCAGCGCTTGCTCCAAGTAGGCGATGTACTCATAGGTTTGTGGGTGTTCGTGGCCTGTATCTGCGAACACCGGCAGCACGTTAGGCGTGCCGCGTTCAATCGCCAGCAGAAGCATGGCCGTGGAATCTTTACCGCCACTCATGCTGATAACGTTTTGAAAAGCCATGGTTAGCGACCTCCTAGGGCGGCACGTAGCGAGCGCAGGCCTTGCTCTGAGCTCATGCTGCTTGGAATTCCTGCATCTTCAGCTCGTTGCTGGGCAGACTCGCGACCATTGCGCTCAGCAATCTGAGCAGGCGTAAGCTGCCGGTCATTGCCCACCAGGGCGCGCGCCTCGACTTGCCCGCCTGCCATGACCCGATTCACCACGGCGTAGTAGTGCTTACGGAAGATGGAACGCAAGGCACGAATGCGGCTTTCGCTGCTTGCCTGGGCGAGATCGAACCAGCCAGCGGCTTGACCGGCTTCGCGCACGGCGGCGTGACTCCACTTGTGGCCACCAGGGTTCTGCGCATTCTGTATCGCCTCGTTGAACGCGACCTCGACGTTAGGCATTCCAAAATCCTCCGGCTGCGGTCTCAGGCTCGCAATCAGTCTCGCCACGCTCGGCGGCCACTCCCCACCCTCGTCCTTGATCCGCTCCAGCGCCGCGTCCAGGCTCTTGGTCGTTGGCAGCGTTGACCACTTCGCCATGGAAGTACCCATTTCCCGCTTCGCCAGCTTCACCATGTCCGGCGTCGAAAACGCTCTCCTCCATGTCCCGGGATAAATCGCTTCCAGTCGGGTGAACGCCCTGTTCACCAGCTCCCAAATCTCCTGATTCTTCGTCTGGGAAGAGCCCTTCGATCCAGCTTGTGTCGTTTGGGTCGGAGAGCATTGCTGCGATTCGATCTTGGTTAGCGCGCTTTTCGTCAGTTCCTGAGCGGTTGCCATGGCGAGACTCCTTGTAAGCGATAACCTTCAGTTCGAGTTGATCCCATTTTTCGCGCAGCTTGGACGGGCATAGCACGTTGGTTTTCCAGAACGAATCTTTGGAAACCCACTTGATCAGGTAGCGGATTTGCTCGACGGTGCGGCCATCACGAGTACGCATTAGGCGGATGTCATTGGCCCATGCGGTCAGGTTGGGTTTTTTCGGATTGGTCAGATCGGCGGTGACGGTGGCATGCATGAACTCAGCAAGTTCATGGTCAATTTCTTCGCCCCACTTTTTCGGAGAAGGTTTCTTCGACGAGGATTTAGAACCTTTAGGTTCTAAAGTGTATTTCCTGTCTTTAGGTGTCACCCCATCTTGGGGTGATTGAGATACCCCATTTTGGGGTGACTCACCCCATTCTGGATTTGCCTTCTGTTTTGGGGTAACTCGTGAACGTTGAGCAGTAAAATCCCACTCAGAAACCTCCTTGTTGATACGTACCGGAGAGCGACCACCACCGTTGCGGGTAACCACTTTCTTGCGGATGAGGTTGTTTAAGGTTTCGGAACACTTACCCTCTGGCATGCCGGTCATGTCGCTAATGACAGAAGCCGCGATCCAGTCTTCAGGTTTGTTCCATCCGTAGGTCATGCGCTCAATAACACGAATCACCCGAGCCTCACGGCTGGTTAATGGTGCACGCATAAACGCCTCTACAATGGCGTTAGCGGTTCGTGTGTATCCGTCTTCCACTTGGATACTCCTACGCTCAGGCGCTGGAGGGTTCTGCACCTGATAGCGTTCGTGGTCTGATATATGGGCGAGGTTGCTCACTGATTCGCCTCCTCTGCCAACTTGCGGCCCATCCTGGTCATTGCTCCGCGCACGGCGCCAAGTTTGCGGCTAGCGGCGGTTCGCTCTTCCTTCAAGCGACGGACGTTTTCGCAGTGACGACACACAAGGCCGCACGCGACTAACTCCCCGTAAATTTCATCAAAGGTAAATTCAAGAGGGTTCTCAGCTTGCATCTTTAAGGTCGCGGCAAAAGCATTTCCAATGCAGTTGAACTGGTCGCCCTTAATGCGACGCAGAGAAGCAATGAAGTCACTATCAAAGGTGTCCTGATCTTTTGTTTTGGACACATCTCGGAAGGGTCGATCACATCGCCCGTATTCTTCGTAGCCTTCGCGCTTCAGGCGCTTAATGAGATCTGAGTAATAAGCGTGCTGCATGATTAGCTTCTGGTACTTATCCAAGCTGCACATGGTCGGCTTGTTAGAATCTGCTATCTGGTACATAATGATTCCTATCCAAGTGATGTGTGATTCAAAGCCCGGCATGCTCCCCAGCAGCGCCGGGCTTTTCGTGTCTGGCTTAGCCCTTTCAGGGCCTAATATTGGAAAAAAAGCCGGACTTACGCCCGACCTCCCTGGATAACGGTTAACGAAGGTGACGGACGGCGAAGCGCATACAGTTGCTCTTGAACCATCTGCAGGTTCGCCTCCAACACCACATCCTCGACGCTCATATGACGCTGCGCGGCTTCACGTTGAGCGGCAGCCAGTCCAGCGGGCGACATGCTCGCCACCGCTTGTGCCACTATCTGACGATCAAACACGTCGTACTCCTCGGCCCTTTCAGGCCATTGCGTGCTGTGCCACTCTTTCCAGTAAGTGGCGTTCAGCATTACGGGCCATCAGGTTGGCCAGGGTCTGGCGGGCACTGTCATCAAGCGCGCGTCCGTTCGCCAAGTCGTCTAACAGCTGGGCTTGCTTCAGGCGTCTCGCCTCAAGGGCTTCCAGTGCAAGATCGTGTAGTAACGGTGCGATGCGGCCACCGGTCGTCATTTCAGCGGCGCGCTCTATGTCGATGAGTTCGTCATCGGTAAAGCGCACCTTCACTACGTTGGTTAAATGCTCGCCTTCTTGTTTTCGGCGACGGTCATCAGCTAGGTAACGGGGCATGCTTATTCCTCTGTACCGGGATAACGCGGCCTTCACAGGCAGGCGGAAAAAGTTAAGCGGCGATAGGTTCGGCTTTCAGCGCGCCTTTAGTGATGCGCTCAAGCTGGTATTGCCGCAGTAGCGGAACGTCATCGCCCCACTGCGTAATGGCGGAAGGAGAAAGACCTAGCGCTTTAGCCAAATCGATCTTCTTTCCGCCGAAGTGCTTAATGGCGTCTATGGTCTTCATGGGAACTCCTCCTTGTATGGAATTATTTAAGCATGCTGAAAGCAATCCCGCAAGCATACTGAAATCGGTTTCGTTTAAGCTTGCTAAAATGAGCATTCAAGAAAGAATCAGTCAGGCCATAAACCAAAGTGGCCAAACGAAAAGCGCGATCGCTAAGGCGTGCGGCGTCAATCCGTCTGCTGTAACCCAGTGGCTAAACGGAGACACCAAGGCGCCCACCGCCGAGCGTCTGCTTAAGCTGGCTCGCGCAACGCGGGTTTCATACACATGGCTGGTTGATGGTAAAGGCGGGATGCACGAAGGGCCGGAGGAGCCTCGTGCTGGGTACGCGGCCCGCGCTAACGAATTTGAATTCCAAGAGACTGAAATAGTGGACGGCGATGGGCCGCTCTCGCCCGATGAAGTCGAGCTACCCTGTTTCTATGAAGTGGAATTTGCTGCCGGTGAAGGACGCACCCAGGTAGTCGAGAATCATGGTCACACGATGCGTTTTTCACTAACAAAGTTAAAAAAACGGGGAGTCTCGCCCGAAAGCGCTGCCCTAGCGACAGCTAGCGGTAACTCAATGGAAACGACTATTGCTGACGGCTCACCCATCGCCATTGACAAAGGCACCAGGCATATTATCGATGGCAAAATCTACGCGCTGGATCACGGCGGCATGCTGCGTATTAAGCGGTTATACAAGCTCCCCCTTGGTCGGGTGCGCGTCGTTAGCGATAATAGCGAAGAATATCCAGAAGAGAGCTATACGCTAGCAGATCCGGACGCCCCCAGAATTATTGGCCGCGTTTTTTGGTGGGAGACTTTCGATTGAATCTCGCTTTAATGCTGCCGAGATTAAGCATTCTTTGCTATGCTGATAAAGCGCTATCGACGGGTAGCGTCTAATAACATCCAGGATGCTCATCATGCGCTTAAAACTTCTCGCCGTGGCCGCCGCCGCCCTCACCTTCTCAGGCTCCGCGCTTGCTCAAAGCAACTGCTACGGCTCAGACTCGTACCAAACCTGCCGGGATACTCAGACGGGCAATAACTACAATATCCAGCGCTACGGCAACACGACCAATCTGCAGGGCAACAATCCCAGCACAGGCTCTTCATGGAACCAGAATAGCCAGTCTATAGGTAACACAACCTATCACCGCGGGAACTCTGCTAGCGGTAACAGCTGGAACGGAACATCTACGCAGATAGGCGGCACCACTATCCATCGCGGCATCGACTCCGATGGCAATATGTACAACAAGACCTGCAACCAGTTCGGCTGCAATTAGTGGCTTACTAGCGGTATAGGCAACCAGCCCACCCATTGAGGTGGGTTTTTTGTTGCCTTGAATTTCACCATGCTTAAATTATTTCAGTGAAACTCTTGACGGATCATTTCAGCATGCTTAAATTGTATAGCAAGAACGCAGAACAACGTGTTCAGGCCCTAACAGGCCACCGCTCTTTAACAATTCGATAAGCCTAGCCAGCCGTAGCGGGTTGTACCCGTGAGAGTCCGCTAGGAATACGCCTGCCCAGGGCTGTCGAAAAGCTGGGTAAGAATTCACGCGATCCGCTGCGTAGTGCGGGGAATAGCGCTCCCTCTGACGCTGAGAATATTCAGAGGGCATCGGTGATGCCGTTTGCCCACTAGCTTTCTGAGTCTCCTTGCTAGCTGGGAAGCGCCAAGCGGTATCTCCGATGCAGTGAATGCTCAGGCTGATGAGAAAGAGGTAGCCGTGCAGCAGTGTGCGGAGGGGAAGCCCTAGTGGGGCTGTTTGCGCCCTGAACAGGCGCATGTGCCGGGATCAGCTCCGGCCACTGCATCCGACAAAGATACGCGTAATGGCGATGCTGCTCGGAAAGGTCGATAACTCTTAGAGCCCAGTTCCGGTACTGACAAAGCCGCGCCGTGCCATCAGGGCGTTATCTGGTGGCCATCGGGATGGGGTTTGTAGGCAAATTGGACATGCCGCTTGCCGAGCAAGAGCTGAGCAATGCGAAAGGGTCGCGCCCTTAGTATCTCAGGCGGTCTAGACCGTATTACTGGTTCGAATCCAGTCAAACCCCATCCCGATGCATCCGCATCACTGGTCCGCTCATAGAAGAGCAAGCATTCGCCCGCGCACAGCGGGCTTTTTTATTGGCATGGCTACGCATCGTTGCCATGCCCGCGCCGCTTCCCTTCTTTCAACGTTGGCACTGCGAGAGTTGCAGAGGCGGCGCGCACTTTTCAGGAGGCCATATGGCTAAACCACCACACACCAAGCATATCCGCATCGCCAGCCGCCCCACTGCCAGGCGTCGTGACTTAGACGACAAAGACGCTGAACGCTTTCGCTTACGGCTGACGAATGACCAACGCCGCGCTGATCTAGCGCTTCAACGGCAGCTTAAGGAGGTATGGGAGCTATGAATATTACTCAAAAACAAACCCTCGCTATAGCGCTTCCCATAGTGCTAATAGCCGCCATGGCGTGGGCAGGCAATGCCGATCAGGCAGAAGCCGAGCGTGAGCATCTTCGCTACTGCGAGCGGGTCGTGCAGTTTGAAGCGCAGGCGGCGCGAGGCATTCCGATTGAGCAACGGCAAGGCCACCGCGACCATAAAGGTGTAGCGGCTGAAACGTGCCCTGGCATGAGGCCAGCGCCATGACTGCCCTCACCCATTTACACCAGTTAGCAGACCAATGCCGCGAATGCGGTTTTTTTGTGTCTGTCAGTACTGCTTACCACCCGGGCGGCAATCTTTACGTGTCGGTCATGATCTTCTCCAGCGGCGTTCAGATAGAACACCTCTACGGCAACACGCCGCAAGAAGTGGCTGAGCCGCTTGCAGCTTTCAACGCCGCCAACAAGCAGGAGGCAGCATGAAACGAGCTACAAAAATTCAGCTGCGCGCTGAGTCAATCACCGAAGCCATTCACGATGGCGATCCCGAAGGGGTAGCGAAGTTTGCCACCTATCTGGATGAGGTCGGCGATTTGGCCAGCGCAATGGAAGAGCTCACGCCCACCACAACGGTGGCTGACATGGTCGATGCCTACATCCAATCATTGTCTGGTCAGCGGATGCTTTACGAATGGGCCAAAGACATCGCTGAGGCTGAGCAGCTACGCGTTGAGGAAGACGAAGCCGAAAGGAGAGCCGCATGAGCAAGCGCGAAGAGCAGCTAAATCGGCTGGCCAACGTTAACGAGTTCATCACGATCATTGCGAGCATGGGTCGGCGGTTTTTCAACTACACGCCAGAAAGTGGATTAGATCGCTGCGCCTGGATGTACCTAGACAATCATGGCCACGTTTACTTCGTCGACGCTTATAGCGAAAAGCGTATCTACACCCACTACTCAGGTCGATGGAAAGGCTTCACAAGCGGCGGGACACTAAAGAGCTTGGTTGAGCTTTTCCGTGATCACATCAAGCGCGATGCCAAGCTAAATCGCCGCTACTTCGATATTAACTCGCCTTTTCCTTGTCCTTGGGGCTACCCGCCTGAGTGCTATCCAAAGTTGTGCAGGGCAGCCTACCGACTGGGAATTATAGAGCCATTAACCTAAAAAGCCCCTTTCGTGCGCGAACACGTTAGGGGCCATAGATCAACGTCGAGAAGATCTCCTCGGAGTATAAACCATGACACCAACCAACGAGAAGCCGCGCCTACGCGTGCCTTCCGGTCGCTATCGCGTGGTCGATAGCGCTGACCATCTTGAACTCTGGCATCAAGTCGAAAAGACGCCAACAACTGCAGTTAGAGAAGCCAACGTCGATGGCCAGCAAATCACCACGCTGGATGCGATGTACGTCATTGAGCAGGCCACCAAGCTATTTGGCCCCATGGGCATCGGCTGGGGCTATCGCATTGAAGACGAACGCTACGACATTGGCGCCCCTATCTTGGGCACCAACAACGAGCTAATCGCCCACGAGCAGACCCACACCATACGCCTAGTGCTTTGGTATCACTGGCATGGTCAGCGCGGTGAGGTTACGCAGTTTGGTCACACCCGAGCCGTTTATCGCACCAGTACCGGCAAGTGGAAGACAGACGGCGAGGCGCCTAAGAAATCAGTCACTGATGCTATCAAGAAGTGCCTATCCCTTCTCGGCTTCGCTGCTGACGTCTATTACGGGCGGTTCGACAACAAGGACTACACCCAGGCACAGCAAGCCGCCACGCGTATCGCGGTCGCCGAGGATCAAGACGCCGAGATCGAGAGCTACCGGAATGATTACTGGGACTGGATCAAGCGCGAGTGCGACACCCTACGTAACAAAATCCCCCACCCGAAAAGCATTGAAATGGCGGCTACCGGCATGCTCAACCGCTTGTCGGATAAAGCCAGCATGGCCCGAGTGGAGCCTGACAAAGGCCGTGAAATGCTTGTTAAGGCTCGCGAAGACGGCATTGCCCGCGTAATTGCCGAGAAAGAAAAAGTCAAGCAGTCAAAAGAGGAAGCTACCCATGACTAACGCAGCCCCCAACACCGATTACAAAAGCGAGCTGATTAAACTGGATGCCGTAGAGCAGGCCCTAGCAGGGCTGCGCGAACAGTACGGCACCGTCCCCAACGTGCAGACGAAAGAGGGTTACGCGCTCTGCAAAAAAGGCATCAAAGAGCTAACCACCTACCGCACCAGTACTGAGAAGCTGCGTAAGGAAATCACAAAACCGCACCGCGACTTTATCGACCGCGTTAACGCCTACGGCAAAGACCTGGTGGAAAAGCTGCAGGTTATTGAGCAGCCGTTGAAAGACGCCAAGCAGCATGAGGACGAGCGTGCCGAGCGCATTAAGCAGGAGCGGATCGCCAAGCTACGCGAAAGCATCAACATCAATATCTGGAGCTTTCTGGATACCATTGCTGGCCTTGACTCAACCGGCCTCGCCGAGCTTCACGACGCCGCGCTCGCCATCGATCTAGATGGTTACTTCGACGTTACCGACGAAGCGGAAGAAGCCAAAGCGGATGTGTTGAAACGCATCAGCGAGCAGCATGGCCAAGTGCTAGAGCGCGAACGCTTAGCAGCTGAGCAGGCCGAAGTGGATGCCGAGCGCCGCCGCCTGCGTGAAGAGAATGAAAAGCGTGAAGCCGAGCAACGCGAGCTTGAAGAGCTGCGCCGCTTTAAAGCTGAGCAGGATGCCAAGCGCGACGCCGAAGAGGCTGAAAAGCGCAAGCCTCAGCCCGAGCCCGCACCTGAACCAAAGCCGGAGCCTGAGCCACTGCCTGCCGCTGCCGAGCATAAGCCGCTCGACACCAGCCGCCTAAGCGCTGCCGCTGATTCTTACAAAGCACCGGATAAACCAGCAGCGAAAACGGAGACGGTCACCATTAGCCGCGGCGAATACGACCAGCTGCTAGCCGATCAAGCCAAGCTACATGCACTTGAGTCAATGGGCGTCGACAACTGGTCTGGTTATGCCGATGCCATGCAGCAGCTAGCCGCTTAACCCTTCCTGCAATTACGGGGCCGCAAGGCCCCTTTTCTTTGGAGCCTACTATGAACCCTGTTCTTTTCTTCGACACTGAAACCACCGGCTTGCCTGACTGGAAATCACCCAGCGAAAGCGAGCATCAACCGCACCTGGTGCAACTCGCCGCCATCCTGGCCGATAGCGATACCCGCAAGGAAATCGCTACGCTGGATCTGATTATTGCACCAAACGGCTGGGATATCCCCGCCGAAGTTTCAGAGATTCATGGCATCACGCAAGAGCATGCCCTCGCAGTAGGCGTGGATGAATCACTTGCCCTTAACCTTTTCTTCCAGCTTTGGAACCAATACCCGCGTGTCGCTCATAACCGCACTTTTGACCAGCGCATTATCCGAATTGCTGCCAAGCGCTATATGGGAGAAGCCGACTCGGAAGCATGGGCCGATAAAGAAGAATTCGCCGACACCATGCTGCTGGCCAAGCCCATCATGCAGATGCTGCCGAAAGGCCGATATGGCTTTAAATCGCCGAAACTATCGGAAGCCTACGAGCTCTTCACCGGCAAGCCGCTAGAAAATGCACACAGCGCGATGGCTGATACCCGCGCTTGCATGGAAGTCTACTGGAGCCTACTGGATCACGAAGCGAAAGTAGCCTAGCCCCTGCGTGAGTGGATTTTAATGCCGAGGTGATAATGATCACGACAATTTCGCTACCTGAATACTCGGCTTCGCTTGGCGAAGACATTAAAGAGCAAGAGCTTGAATGCAGCGAGTGCGACGGCACTGGCGAATGCCCTTGCTGTGAGCGCGACTGCCTGGAGTGCGACGGCACCGGTAGCAAACTTAAGACGCTGACTGATCGCGAAGTCCATGCAATGTACTTCGTGACCGTTATGAAGAGCCTTAAAAAGCTATGCGCCTACTCCAGTCGCCATGACTTCCTTACCGAAGCAGGCGATTTTATCAAGGCCAATGGTCGACCCGACACACGCGCCGATTGGCTCAATGCTAACGATTGCCACGAAGCGCCTTACATCAACACCGTTCATTGAGCGCCGGAGTTAACGACCGCTTTACGGAGCTTTTTTTGGAGGCCATATGCCACAGAAATTAAGAGACATTGCCGTTAAAACCGGCGAATACCAAGACCGGCAATCAGGCCAAACAAAGGCCCGCTGGCAAAACGTCGGCGCGCTGATGAAAAGCGATGACGGTAACGAGTTCATCATCTTACATCGCTGGTTTAACCCAGCTGGTCTGCCTAATCCCGAGAACCGCGACAGCGTAATCATGTCGTGTTTCAAACCCAATAAGCAGCAAGGCAATGGTCAGCCGCCTGCTAACGGTGGTGGCTATCAACAGCCCCCTAACCAACACCCACGGAACCAGGCTCCGCCCCAAGGCCAGCAGCCTTATGGCGCGCCCGACCCTGGACAGTACGCCGACTTCGACGACGAAATCCCTTTCTGACCACCCCATTTTGATACCCCAGGCGACGGTGGGGATTAATAACATCGCCAGTTTGCGCAGCACCGGCCTTATTGGGTACTACCCAGCGTTGGCGTGCTGGATGACTCTACCGCTTGACGCGGGAGGGCTGTGAGCAAGCCGTCTGCCCTACGAGACAGGGCAACTAAAATATAGGAGAAGGCCATGAGCGATTTGCCAGTAGTTGAAGAAGTTAAACCGGTATTCATTGCCTGGACGAATACCGACTGTACAGAAGGGCGTGGATATCAAATACCCAAAGCCGTCTCTTTCTCTCAATCATGTGCTATACGACTTGGCCGCAAGGGAAGTGTGCAAGGCAGTGATTGCCAAGTAACGGAAAGCATAGCCGTTCGCTTGAAGGGTTATGGCTGGCTAGCAGAGACCCATTTTCATGTGCCAAGCCGCCAAGACGAAGAAGGCGATGCACAAATAGCTGTTAAGAAGCGCAACGAGCAGCGCAAGCGGGATGCACTAGAGCGCGCCAAGGCAGCTGGCTTAAGCGCCTCAGATATAAAAGCACTGAGCGGTGAACCATAAGCCAGCCCAGCGAAAATTCAAAGCAACACCGCCCCACCTGGAGCCACCCACCATGATACCCATACACCACGGCACGCCCGCCGCCGTTGATGCGCGCGTGCGCGAAGAGTTTGTAGAACACCTCTGCCTGGTCAATGAAGACTTTAACCACGAGAAGCGCGCCCTGCTGGAAGAAAACGATGCGCTGGCAGCGGAGAATGTCGCGCTCAGAAAAGAAGCCGACCTATACCGCGCCGCTGAGGAAATGCAGATAGCGCTTAGAGAGAAGATGGAACGGCAGCGTGATGCGCTGGCAGCGCACGTTGATAACGTTCACAACAGCATTAATGACTTGATAAGAGAAAGTCAGGGCGTTGCAGGCTTGCACAAGAATGGCGACGTTGCCGAATGGGAAAGCTTGCTTGAAGGCGGTCATTTTGAAGGCTGGTTGCTATGCCTGAGCGAGAAGCCAGATACAGCCTGCCTGGAACAACGTGATGCAAGACTGATTAGAGGACTGACTGGCAACCTTACAGGCTCACGTCCATGGGTTAAGCGAACAGCAATATGGCTAGAAAGGCAGGCCAAAAAGGCTGAAGGAGGTGCGTGATGGATAGCCGTGAAGTCTTCTACAAAATGCACACGGCGGTTGATGAACAAGGTATCAACGTCATTACCAAAGAGCTTGTCAGCATTCATGAGTCTGCATGCTGGTATTGGTGCGTTCAAAAGCCACAGCTTGGCTATATCAGAAGCCGTCAGCGCGAAGGCGAAAGCCTTCTTCAAGCGGCTAAGCGAGGCGGCAGCAAGATTTATAAGGTTGCTAAGCTGGGCAGCCGCGTTGCCTTCAAGACCCGCCCTGAAGCTTTCGATCATCTGATGATGCTTAAAACAAAGCAAATCGGCCACATGAAGCGCGAGATTGAGATTCTGGAAGAGTTCACGAAGAAAGCAGCTGGCTTGGATATTGAGTCAATCAAGCCCGGTAGCTATGGCGAGCGCGTTATTCCAGACACTCACGAGGTGGTTCACAACCACTACATTTTTGATTAAGGAGTGAGTGATGAATGACGATATCAGTGCATCGCCTCTTAGCTGGCCACCAGGCAAGCCGCGAACCCCAGCAAGTGACCGCAAGCAAGGCCGCTTTGGGAAGCGAAATAGCAACGGATGGGGATTAAAAGAGCTCACGGTGGCGGAGGCCCGCCGCCGCGTCACGACAGCCTTAGACAAGTTCACGCGGTCGCTACAAACGTACCGCGTCCCACCTGACTCAATCATTATCAGCAGCAATCTGGCGCTGCGTAATGATGGCCTACCCCGAAGCGGTCAGCGTGACCCTAGCGACCCAGGCGTTGCCGTTTACTTCCAACTTGATGGCCAAAACCAGTGCATACCGTGCGACGTATACAGCCGAATAGCCGATAACCTCGCCGCCATAGCTGACTGTATCGAGGCCCTGCGCACGCTGGAGCGTCATGACGCATCGCTAATGCGCGCGGCGTTTACCGGTTTTGCTCAACTGGCATCACCTGAAGCGATGGGCCGACCGCATTGGCGCACGGTGCTAAACACTGATAGCCATGATCCTGAAGAGGTACGCAAGGCTTACAAGGCCGCTCAGCGTGCAGCGCATCCAGACAAAGGCGGTAGCAGCGAAGCCTTTCACGCAGTGCAGGAAGCATGGCAGCAGGCCATGACCGAGCTAAGCGCAAGATAGCCGCCTAATCCCTGATTAAAACCTACTCATTGCCTCGCTTAACGCGGGGCTTTCTGTTTCTGGAGCACATTATGCAATGCGATTGCAGCACAACAGTTGAAAACAAGATGAAAGAACTGGCGCGCAAACAGCTACCCGAGGGTGCGCGCAACTTCACGGCAAGCCTAGAGGGTTATGCCTTCATCTTGGGAAAAGGCATGACGATGTGCATGCAGCCGGTAATGCCGTTTCGGGTTGAGTATGAAGCGCCCAAAAAGCGCAGCGATGGCTTCACCAAGAAAAAGCAGGTCATGAACGTCACCGCCAACTTCTGCCCCTTCTGCGGCAAGTCGGCCAAGGTTGATGAAGAGGCTATCGCCCATGATTGAACGCAAAGAGGTGAAGCACTTCCATTTATTTTGCGGGCTGGGTGGTGGTGCCAAGGGCTTTAATCGTGGGCATGCCCGCGTGGGCAACATGGAAGCGCGCTTTCGCTGTATTGGTGGTATTGATGTGGATGCCGGTGCTATTGCTGACTTTCAGCGCCTTGCAGGTGCGCCCGGTACCGCTATGGATCTATTCGACCGTGAGCAATACCAAGCCTTTCATGACAAGGCCCCGCCTGGTGATTGGCGCGAAGCCACGCCCGCGGACATTCAAGCCGCTGCCGGTGGTGAAAGCCCCAACATCATCTTCTTATCAGCGCCGTGCAAAGGCTTTAGCGGGCTGCTGTCGCAAACGCGCAGCACCACGCCCAAGTATCAGGCGCTGAACAAGCTAACGCTTCGCGGCATGTGGCTGGCACTGGAAGCCTTCGCCGATGACCCGCCAGAGCTGATCATCTTCGAGAACGTGCCGCGCATCGCTAACCGCGGCCGCCCGTTGCTCGACAAAATCACTTCAATGCTGGAGCACTACGGGTACCACGTTGCCGAAACGACCCATGACTGCGGTGAGCTCGGCGGGCTGGCCCAGTCCCGCAAACGTTTCTTGCTGGTGGCCAGGCATGCCGAGAAGGTGCCGCCGTTCCTGTATGAGCCAGTTAAGCGACCGCTTCGCGCCGTGGGTGACGTGCTGGGCGATATGCCAATGCCTGGTGACGAGCTCGCCGGCGCAATGCACCGCATCCCTCGCTTGCAATGGAAAACCTGGGTACGCCTCGCCTTTGTTGAAGCCGGTAGCGACTGGCGGTCACTGAACAAACTGGCGGTCGAGGATGGCTACCTGAGTGACTATCTCATCGTACCCGAGTATCGCTCTGGCTATATGGGTGTTAACCAATGGCATGAGCCTATGGGCACCATAGCCGGGCGCAGCACACCGACAAACGGCGCGTTCAGTATCGCAGACCCACGTTTCAACCAATCAGCGAAGTGGAAAGATGGCCAAGCCTACGGCGTTCGCCGCTGGGATGGGCCTACCGGCGCAATCACTGGACAGCAATCGCCCGGGCAAGGTGCGTTTTCCGTGGCCGACCCCAGACGCAAAGGGCCGACTTACGGAAAGTACGCCATCACGTCGTGGGATAAGGCTACTGGCACCGTTATTTCAGGTAGCACGACGGGACAAGGCGCGTTTGGTGTCGCCGATCCTCGACCGAACCTGACCCGCAAGAAAGGAGACCACTATCTAACGGCTGGCCACTATGGCGTCGTGCCCTGGCAGTCGGGTTGCGGCGCAGTGTCTGCATTCGCTGGTCATGACAACGGTAAGTGGTCGGTAGCCGACCCTCGCTTACCAGAAGCCAACGATAAGGTCGTGGCCGTCATACGCGCCTTGGATGGCACCTGGCACCGCCCTTTCACCACTCTGGAGCTTGCCGCCCTGCAAGGCCTAGTTGATCCCGGCGAATACTTTGAGCTTCAAGGGCTAAGCGACAGCGCATGGAGAGAACGCATTGGAAATGCAGTTCCACCCGATGCCGCCGAAGCGATTGGAGGCGTCATGGGTACCACCCTGTTGCTTGCATGGAGCGGTGAAACCTTCGCCCTTGGCGCTACGCCCATTTGGGTAAGACAAGTCGCTGCAGGCCTAGCCCTTCAGCATCCCAAGAAACCAACGTCACACGCCGCCCACTGAGGCGGCTTTTACTATCTGGAGAATCGCCATGTGGTTTAACAATATCCAGCTTTACCGCTTGCATGATCATCAGCTGCTAAGCCCAGAGCAGATGGGCGTGCTACTTGATGAGCACAGCGCCAAGCCGCTAGGCAATGCAGATGCACGCCGTATTGGCTGGACGCCGCCTGCTGGCCGTTTGGGTGGCGGTCAGTTTATCCATGAGATACAAGGCCAGCGGCTTATCAGCGCTCTGCGCCAAGAGCGGTTGCTGCCCGCATCGGTAGTGAAAGAGTTTGTCGATGATGAAGTTGCTGAGATAGAGGCGAACGAAGGTCGGAAAGTGACGCGCAAGGAAAAGACAGCGCTAAAAGAGCGGTTCACTGAAGAGCTGCTGCCTCGGGCATTTGTCCGCAGTCAAAAAATTGACCTGTGGTGGGACACCAAGCGGAACCTGATTGGCGTCAACGCATCAAGCCGGACACGCGCTGAAGACGTGTTGGATCTGCTGCGCGAAACGCTAGGGAGCCTAAAGGTCACGCCGCTCAGCAGCCAGACGCTGCCGATTCGTGCAATGACCACTTGGTTAGGTGACGCGGCTAGCCGCCCTGCTGATATGCAGCTGGGCGACAGCTTCGAACTGAAAGCCAAAGGCGATGACGGCGTGGTGCGCGCCCGACAGGTTGACCTCGACAGTGACGAAATGCAGCAACTGCTAGAGAGCGGGCGGCAAGCCAGCAAGATGGCCATCTCACTGGAGGGACAACTGTCATTCGTCATGCACGATGACCTGGCGTTGAAGTCGCTGCGCTTTGGCGATGCGCTGATTGAAGAAGCCGATCATGCAGACGATGGCGACGACGCCCTTGCCCGCCTGGAAACAGACTTTGTGATTATGGCCGGTGCGTTAGGCCAGGCCGTTGACCGCATTCTTGAGTGGCTGGGCGGTGAAACCCAGCGGGAGCTAACGTCTTGACCCACTACCCAAAGGGGGCAATGTGCATGGCGTGCAAGCACGCCATTGCGGATTGCAGCCACCTACCCTTCTCTACGATGCACATTCTTTCCAAAACAGATAATCACATCATCGTGCGCTGCACGGAGTTTGAGCATGCTAACCGACCTACCCAACGCCAAGCGGATAGCCGCGCTAGTGAGAAAGCGGCGGCTCATACCTGATACGCCACGGTGGCGACTATCGACACGATTATTCAAAGACTACCGCCGCCAATGAGCGGTTTTTTTATTGCCTGGAGAAAACCATGGGAATTGAATTAAAGCTCAGCTGTGATGCCCTCGACTGCCTCAACGAACACACCACTGAAATTGATGATCACGACGACCTAGGAAGGTTGGTTACATCAGCCGGTTGGATCGCTGATCCCTCTAATCCGGACTTCGTCTATTGCCGCAAGTGCAAACCAATAGTGAAAGCTGAGTGGGCCGAGGAGGAGAAGCAGGAAGAAACTAAGGGAGAGTAGCCACCATGCAAATTGAAACACTCTACCGCTGCCGTATCGACTACATGCGTACTGGTGACGACTCCAAAGGCTTCGACGACGTAACTAACCGAGCCATTGTTCTGGCAAGAGCCGAACCGAAGGTGGAGATCGAAGTCTTCGATGGCTGCCCTGCCTGTCACCCCTACATACAGATGGAGAGTGAGAACCTGGCTGCCGTTAAACGCTTGGCTGGCAAGGTCGAGCGGTACATTAAACGCCGCAGTATCTTTGAACTGGTGGAGGAGTAACCCATGAAACAGCGAGAGCGCTTCGAGGCATGGGCCAAAAGCAAGAACTACATTTTGGCCGAGTCAAAAATATCGGGCGATGGCATGACTTACCGCTATTCAACAACTGAAGCCGCATGGCGGGGATATCAAGCGGCTTGCCCCGAAGACTATCAGGCAGTGCCGAAAAAAATCACCGCTGAAACAGGTCACAAGTACGCACTCATGGGCGAATTTTCCGAATCTGTAAAGATTACATGCCCAGAATGCTGGGACGAAGACGAAGCCGATGTTGATTGCGAAATATGCTACGGCCACGGCGAGTTTACGCAACGCGTTCCGATTGAGTGGGACACTATCAAGTGCATCCATGACCGAATCGTATCGGTTTCACTCGCCCCCAAACCACCGTGTTAATTTTCCCCGCCGATTAGTAGGCCGCCCAAGAGGCGGTTTTATTTTGCCTAGGAGAAAGACAATGCAAGCAGTAGAGAAAAGCCGTACCCCCGAAAGTTGGGTTGATCCTCGCTTTATTCAGATACCCAGAAAAGAGGCTGCCCGGATATTAGGACGCAGCCCTACCGAGTTCGACCGTATGCGCAAAGCAGACCCCGAATGCCCGCAGGGTTTTAAAACTGGAACCGACCGCTCGTGCAGCGTACTATTTCGGCTGTCCGATATTTACGATTACAGCGCTAAATTGATGACGCGGTACTCGAACGGAAATGCCTAA